ATGTTCATATGTTGTATAATAAATAATATCTTTAAACTAAACCTTGTTCTTTTAACATATTAGTTTCTTGATTGTAACCACCTCTAGAATCTTTGTTTTTTTGCTCATCCGATCGGATGAGCAAAGTTTTATTTTCATCCGTTCGGATGATAATTAATTTATAGTCTTTATTTTCAGTAAAATGTTGTTTTAATAAACGTTTACCGTTTGCTTTGTTAGAAAAACCTATAAATTTCCATACATTATCTAAATTTACAACAAAATCGTTAATTGGATGATAATTCATATACATGTACAAATTTCCAACATATAATTGCTGTTCCTCTTCTGTGAAATGTTCCTTTAGTTTAGTAACAAACTTGTTATTATTGTTATCAAGTAATGTCAATGTATTTGTATTTCCGATGTTCATACGTTATATTCTGTACAATAAATGATATCTTTAAACTAAACCTTGTTCTGTAAGAAATGTTGTATTTTGTTGTCCACCAAGGGTGTCAGTTAAACTGACTACCTTTTGTTTATTGTTAAAGTTTTTGAGATATTAGACATACCAAGTAAATCACCTTACTTGTATATTCAAACCATTAAATTGTTTTATCGACAAGTTATCACTATTTATATTATCTAATTGAATTTGATTATTTTCAAGTAATGTTATGGTATTTGCATTTGTCAATGTGGTTTCTATGTTCATATGTTGTACAATAAATAATATCTTTAAACTAAAAACCAAGGCCGCCCCCAGTATGGGCACCCCTTAAGACTGATGAAGAACTGTATACTTGGTGACTTTAACTTTTTATACATAAATGCTTCCAGCCGTTATAAGTTACATCATTGATTTTTACCACACCATATTCCCATTTAATATTTGAATATTTTTCTTTTATATAACGTTCTAATTCTTTTTTGTATTTACTTGAAACACTAGAATGTATTTTAATCTTACCTAAATACAACTGACAAACTTCCCTAAGTTGTAATAACTCGTTTTCTTTATACATGATATTTTCTTCTAACCAATTGTAAAAATCATTATTTACTTGTCGATATTCATTAGTTTTAAGTTGAACTTCTCGGGGTTCTTTAACATCTATAAAGTAATAATTTAATAATATTTTCATAAATGTCTGACGCCAACTAAGATCTTCCCGCATTCTGGAAGGAAGTGTACGATCTATCTTATATTCATTCGAATCACCACTGGGATCATCTACAAATTTTGATGGGAAATCTATAACTCGAATACGTCTCCACAATGCTGCATCTTCCCCCTTAATTTCAGGAAGTTCATTACACGCCAAAAACAATTTGGCTTCTAAAACAAAACTGACAGCTTCTTGATATAACCCACGTGCTACAATTTCCTCACTACCAGTCAATTCTTTTAACAAACCAATATTAATTTTTTCACCATCTTCAGGTTCACTTAGGAATGCAAAACGTTTATGCATTAACTTTATCTTTTCAGAATTTGCCTCATTCGCGTTATTACGTTTACGTGTTAATAATGTAACTTCAACCTTTTCTCCAAACTCACCCATTGTTAATTTCATCAAGTTTAATAACTGACTTTTACCATTTGCACCAGAATCACCTATAAACATTAAAAAATTCGTATTTGGTATATCACCATTTAAACATTCGCTCATTTTTTTTAAAACATAATCCCTTACACCACGATTTGGTAAAACTTGTTCTAAAAACGTATAAACTTCTTTATTATCAGTTTCTGAATAATCATAATTTACAGTCAAGTTTACATAATCATCCTTTCGCGTAGTTCTAAATTTATTTTCCAATAAATCATATACACCATTTAAAAATGGTACCAAATGCTTTTTACTATTTAAATTTGTTATAAAGGCCTCATCGTTATAATACATTTTAGCACCTTTTATAATCTCTTCTTCAAAACCTGGCTTATACAATTTGTTAGTCAAACTTTTAATGTTTTTAACCAAATTATTACTAGTATCTCCACCCTGTTTCTCATAATGTGCTTTTATCATACTAAACTGATTTGATAACTTTACTATACGTTTACGTAATTCTAACGATTCCTTATCAGAACGCCATATAGATCCATTGAAATAATACCACATCCCACTTGTATATCTAAAATCAATCTCTAGTTTATGCAATAATTCACTAAGTTTTATGACTTTGTGACCATCTAACACTTGATTATATAATTTAGTCATTTCTTTATTTTTAAAGATTGCATTATCTAATTGTACATCACAACTAAATTCCTCCTCTCCATTGTAATAATTATTTTGAATATTGATATTAACTGTACCAGTGTTAACTAATTGATTATAATTCAGGAAAAAATTGTTCAAATGTTTATACTTGTCTGCTATCGGTATCAATGTATTTTTAGGAAATATACTTTTACATACCTTACACTTTAAACAATATCCATTATCACTAATTTGATGCTCAACGTGACATTCTGGACATTTTCCACTCATTTTCATCAATGAATTTTGACTCACATCACCTCTAAATACCATCTCGGTTTTATCAAATTTAATTTCCTCTATTGTTGTGTCAAAATTTTCAGTAATATAATCTTTACATTCCTTTATAGCTTTTTGAATCAACTCTTGTTCTACCTTATTAACCCGTAAACATTTCAATATTATTTCATTAAGTTCTTTGGGAAATGCATTAATCTTTATTTCATTGTGTTTAAAATCCTTACAATCTAAATCGTGACACTTTTGTTTTGAACTATATGTATCTATTACTATATATTGATGATTCGATTTGTGCTCCCTATCAATATTATGACAAAATTCATCATTTAATGCTACTATTATACAATTTAATACATGATCTATTAAAATTTCTCTTATGTCCTTTGTTCTGTATTTGTAATTTTTTCTAACAAAATGTCTTATTATATCACAATCACTACTATTTAATTCCTTTTGAATAGGTAAACGAGTCCCATTAACTGTATCTACGTCTACTACCTCTGTAAATTCAGTTTTAATTTCATCTATATCTTTATCTTTATCTTTATAGTACACCTTAAATTGTTCAGAATTAGTATCAATAACAACTGTTTTGTCATCTGTGTTGTTGCAAAGGTAACATACAAACGTTTCTTGAAATTCAAATGGATCACTCACTTCTGATATAACAAGTGGTCTATATTCCCCACTTTTACTACTTAAATATGTTCTAAATAATCCCTCTCTGTAAACTGATAAATCTACTATTTTATTTACAGTTAAATCTCTGAAAATATAGTCTGTAAATTTCTTTAATCCTTTTACATTTTTAAAATAAACATAATCTCCCCCCTTTTGTAAAATAACAATAACGTGATATGAACGTTTACTTTCATTATGAGATTCTAATACAATTGTTTTAACTGTATCTATATTATATGTATCTCTAAATATATCCTTTAATTTATCACATACAGAACATATCAAATTAATATGATTATTATACTCCTCAGGATTTTTATCCCTATATATTTCTATATCCATAAAATATTTAACTACAGCAGCTTCTTGTATAAACTCATAATAACTTGGAGCTCGTGTTTCAGTGTATTCATCACGTATTAGTTTTTCGAATGAACTATAACTTTTTAATATAAAAAATTTCTTGATATCAGTATTACACAGGATATCACCAGGTTTTAAATATTTTAAAGCAGTACTTTTTTTTGCAAATACTTTCATCTATTAATATTATAGTTTATTATCTTTAAAACGGGACGAAAACATAAAATGAGAAGTAGGAAGAACCATTTTTATATTTTATATTTTGTATATAATATAAAATTAATTATAAAATTCTCACTTCTTTATCTTCTTTATTTAATATTTCTTAGAAGATCGTTTAGGGGACTTTGATTTCTTAGACTTACGTTTAGGAGACTTTGATTTCTTAGACTTACGTTTAGGAGACTTTGATTTCTTAGACTTACGTTTAGGAGACTTTGATTTCTTAGACTTACGTTTAGGAGACTTTGATTTCTTAGACTTACGTCTAGGAGACTTTGATTTCTTAGGCTTTGACGATTGTGAAGATTTAGTAGAGCTTACCTTGGCTTTCTTGGACTTTCTCTTGGTAGATCGTTTTTTAGATTTACGTTTTGGAGACTTGACTTTCTTTGACTTTCTCTTGGTAGATCGTTTTTTAGATTTACGTTTTGGAGACTTGACTTTCTTTGACTTTCTCTTGGTAGATCGTTTCTTGGATTTACGTTTTGGAGATTTGACCTTCTTAGATGACTTTCTCTTGGTAGATCGTTTCTTGGATTTACGTTTTGGAGATTTGACTTTCTTGGACTTTCTCTTGGTAGATCGTTTTTTAGATTTACGTTTTGGAGATTTGACCTTTTTAGATGACTTTCTCTTGGTAGATCGTTTTTTAGATTTACGTTTTGGAGATTTGACCTTTTTAGATGACTTTCTCTTGGTAGATCGTTTTTTAGATTTACGTTTTGGAGACTTGACTTTCTTGGACTTTCTCTTGGTAGATCGTTTTTTAGATTTACGTTTTGGAGACTTGACTTTCTTGGACTTTCTCTTGGTAGATCGTTTTTTAGATTTACGTTTTGGAGACTTGACCTTCTTTGACTTTCTCTTAGTAGATCGTTTTTTGGATTTACGCTTAGCTCCTCCAGCTTGAGGAGAAGGTCCGGCTTGAACCTTTCCTTGTCCTGAACATTTTCCCTTTACACATCGTTCCCAAACATGTTTTGTACCCTTAAAGTTAACTTGATACATTTTACCGTTACGTCCCTTTCTCTTAGTACCTAATGATAAAGATTTAGGGGATCCAGCAGGGGCTCCTACTACTCGTTTCTTGTGAGATCTTGATTTCTTGTGAGATCTTGACTTCTTAGCACCACCCAACAAATTTGAGATAAAGTTTTCAATCATTGTTTTTATACTATAAGTAAATATTTTTTTTTCCCGTAATTCATTATTAAATGTTTAATTAACGCATTTTCTAAAATAATTAAACATTTTATGCAATTAATTTGATCCCTGTAAAAAATGAATATCCATTTCTTTTACTGTTATTTGTTCGTTTTATTGATTTTACTCCAATAAAAGTTTCTATTGTTTTTAAAAGTTCTTCCCTAAACGAAGTTTTAAAGTAATTCTTTTGTTTTACTAACTTGGAATTTATATTATTATCTTTAAGATATTTGTCAAAAACTGTTAAAATTTGCGATAAAGAAACCTCGTCATGTTCCGTTTTTGTTATGACCAAATATTTATCTATAAAATTCTTATAAACAGCACTATCAAAATATGTATCTACGTATAACCGTTTCATTCTAAATCCACAAAATCCAAACGTACTTCCTATATGTATATTACTTTTTGCATCATCTATATTAATTCTTTCACATGTCTTGTTGAATTTATATTTGATATATCTTTTTATATCTAACGTATAAATATCCAAAAATTTTACGTTTGCTCGAATTTGTTTATTGAACCCGTGTTCTTTTAAATACTTTTCAAATTCCCTTTGAATACTTATTAATGTACATTTATAATTTTTATCACCGTTACTATCTATATCCATATTGGTTTCAAAAAAATCATCATACAATTCATTACATATAAATTCTTGGGGTAATTCTTTTTTAGAAATATTTTTAATAAAATCTATTATTAATTTAGGGTCTTCGCTTCCATTGTTTTTATCAAATAATTCAATAAAAAATTCTACTATATATATAAGATCACATGATTCTATGTTAAACCATTCGTTTTTATTTGTTATAAACGGATCTAACAACGCCTTAATACATTTCTCTATCAATTTATTATTTTTTGATTGATATGTAAACACATATTTGAAACCAGGATTACTACTCAAATGCCCATCTATTCTTTTCAAAATTTCCTCGGTAATACCTATTTTAGATACGCCTTGTACATTATCAGTCACTGCTACATATAACCAATCTAATGAAATTTTTTTTGCCATCTGTTTTAATTCTTTATCCTTTTTTTTTACTAATAATTTTTGAGATTGCAAATCATTTTCCTTTAATTGTAATTGTTCTTCTTTTTCTTTTAGTTGTTTCTTTAATTCTGCCGATTCATTAAATATAATATCATCAAGAATATTTCCAGCCCATTTTCTAAACTTCTTTGCTACTTCTTTTTTGGAGTTGTAAAGTAAACGATAAACACCTCCGCTTGTTAAAAATATAATATCTGGATTTCCACTATTTGATGAGTACGTAGTACGTACTACCTTCTCATCTTCGTCAAAATTCATTATACTTGTTCTAATATTTACAATACCTAATACTTTACCAATATCAGATGCTTTGAAATAATATATATGTTTATCATCAATATTTTCTTTTAAAATAGATATAGGATTATTTTCAAATGCTCTTATTATACAATTATTATCTGTTTTTACTTCTTCTATCATTTGTATATGATGTGTAGGTTATATACTCTATTCTATTTTATTTTTAAATTAAAAACGCATTATTTTAAAAACATAACCTTTTGAATATATATTGCTTTATTTTTCCCATTCCAATTTGTCATTCTTGTAATTTCTTGATCTGTAAAGATTAAAAAACATCTTTTTTAAAGCAGAATAGTGAGGTTTTTCATCAAAATCTAGGTTTCTAACATATTTCAAAAATATCACAAATTCCTTTGGCATATCTTTACATAATACTTCAGGAGTCGTCGCAATTTTCTTTTCACCAATCAGTTTGTAACGCTCCTTTTTTTCCTTGTGTTTTATTCCCTGCCAAGGTAACTTACCCTTATACATGTATGTTAATATGTACGCTATAGATTCTAAATCGTCTTTTCTAGATTGCTCATGATTCATATGAGCTGCTATACTAGCATATCTAGCTGTTCCACAAAAACGTTTTTTATCAGAAAAATCTATATGATTTCCATTTCTCTTTAAATATTTTCTAGATAATCCAAAATCTATACAGTACAATTTTTGAGATTCTTTGTAACCTACAGCAAAATTATCAGGTTTAATATCTCTATGTATATAACCACAACTATGAACGTGCTTCATTATATCTATCATTGACATTGCTAATAAAATTATTGTTTTCATACCAAAATGTTTATGTTTGCCTAAAAGTGCTTCTAAACTTCCACCTAGTAAATCCATAACTATTATCTTTGTATCTTTACTTTGTACAATTTTCATATTTGCAATACCACGCTCAGGATTTGATATGTGTTTATATACTCTAGCTTCATCCATTAATGCCGGTAACCCATCACGATCTTTATTTTTTATAGGAATCTTTAGGGCAACCGTGTCACCTGTTGTTTTATGAACTGCTTCAAATACATTACCAAAAGACCCTGAACTTATATATCTAGTTATAGTGTATTTATTAACGGTTGTCCCAATTAGTTGCTTTAAATCTTTAACGTTTGATTCATCCATTAATTTTTACTAATATTAATAATGCAAGAAACAAACACAATATACAATTATTTACTTAATTTTTAAACTGTGTTTTAAAATTTTCAAAAAACTTTTTTATATTATCATGCTTTTGTTCAAAGTCTGTATATTTTCCAGCAAAATGACAAACTACCAGATTAGGATTATCTCTATATGACTGTGGATTATTTGTTGAAATACCACTTAGTAAATTCATTTCATGTAAAGATTTCGTTATTGTATGATAATTAAAAAAGGGCTGGTCTATACACCCTGCAGTTCGTTTACCAATTACATAATAATCTATAATATCATCTAATATAGTTTTAAACAACACCTTTATAACTTGACAATTTTTGAATAGTAGCACACCACTGTTAAATGCTGGGGTTTTGGGATCTATTTTTTTAAAATCAAATAAATTCCCTCCAAAATATGAAGAACCAATATCACATTCCCTAACCACATATAGTTTTTCATCTAAATCATTATTAAAAATTTTAGATAAACTATTTATTACAAGTATATCCGTGTCCAAGTATAAAATCTTTTGGTATTTGTTTATAAAAGGTGTATCAAAAATTAACAATCTTGAATATTTTGCCTCAACAATTGTATTTAAATCCATTTCATAAATTTTAATCGGTAAATTGTATTTTGATATAACATCGTTTATACTATTTGCAAAATCTGGATGTGTAAAAATAATAATATCAGTATTACTATCAATGTTACCAAAAGTATCCACCGATTCTAAAAATAAATCAACAAAATTTACAAATTGCTCATTGCAAAATACACAAATATAAACCAAATTAATGGACATTAAAGTTTGTATTATACAACTATATTAATCTACAGCTACGAACGTTTAAGAAAAAATTTAAACATTTGTTTATAAATCACAAATTATAAACAAATGGTTAAAAATTTACTAATTTTGTTTAGCTTATTAAATCCAATAGTATTTGCAAAAAGTACAGATGATTTTGGTATACATAAACATAAAGCTGGTATTGATGATGTAATTTCTGACGTAGGTCTCTTTAAAAGACGTAGAAATAAACCAGAAGACAATGTCACTCATACTGAAAATGAAACTGAACATAATCGTAGAGGTCGTAATAAAAACTTTAGACAAAAGGATAAGAAATCAAAGTCTACAAGTGCTACACCTACAATTAGTGCTACAACTAGTGCTACAACAAGTGTTACAACTACATCTACAGCTACAGCTACAGCTACATCTACAGCTACATCTACATCTACAAGTTCTACAACTAGTTCTACAGCTACTCAAACTGTTTAATTTCCCCAAAATCTTTTAGGGTAACATGTTCTATTACTCGGACCAATAACAGAATTGTCAAATGGAAAATTTCTCGTTAATGGAAAGTACGCTTCTCCTCTTATATCATAAGACATATTTCTTGTAGGGCATTCTGATCTACTCCTACATAAAGGGCATCTGCCACACCAACAATTATTACGAAATTGTTCTTGTGTAGTAGTTTGCAATTTGTATAAAGCCCATAAAATCAAAAATATAAACAATAAACGAAACATTATTTTATATACAATAAATACATAAAATAAAATTTTGTAAAATGAAAATTTAAGCAGGAACTGCGTCTGTTTGATGTTTTGCAAAAATAAAAGTGTTACCGATAAAAAGAGTTGGTTGCATATTATTATGAGCATCACCCCCGCCAGTAGAAGTAGTGTTTTCAGTTGGTCTGTTTGCTTCATCAGCTGAATTATCAGCACCTCCACTAAAATTACCTTGTCCAGCAACACCTGAATAAGTATGAGTGTGAGCTGGCATTTCATCAACAGTTAAAGTATGTGTTTCTGCACCGACTTTTGCACCTAACGTTCTAGCAGTAAGATTATCGGTATTATCGTTATTTCTCCCTGTACCAATACCTCCTAAAACACGTCCTCTTGCATCTGGAAGGTTAAATGTTGTTGTACCATTTCCAGCACCAAAGTTAGTACCAATAACTGCCCATAAATCAGCATATGCTGTTCTTGAAATGGCTGAACCATCACATTTCAACCAACCCACGTGAGCATCTGATCTAACTGAAAATTTAATGTCTCCTATTTCTGGAGGAACTATTTTTACCCAATCAGCTTTTGCTGTCTTATAAACCCAAGCTGAACCGAAAATATGATCGTGATCTTTTGATTTTTGTTCTTTTAATGTCATATTATAATATTTATAAATATATTTTTTTTTTCTAAATTGTATTGTTTATTACGATGAAAATAATTGGTCGGGGATTTCAAGCGTTAAACACTATGTACGTTTTTTTACAGTTTATTGTTTATTGTTTATTGTTTATTGTTTTTATGATCGGTAAATAAAGTTGTTATCAACATTTGGAAATTTTTCATGTATTCTGTCTTATTACATACCAAGCCACTATTAAATTTTGAACGCGTTTGAGTTTTAAGACTATCCCAAAACATTACATCATCAATTTTCTCAACAAACCCAGATATCCTTTCTATTAAATTATCATTTTCACTTATAATATATTCTTCCAAACCACTGTTTTTCAAAATACTACAAGATACATTTTGAGCATGAAAATAATATTTGTTATCATAAATAGAAAATACTGGTACACCCATATACAATGCCTCACAAGTTGTTGTTGTTCCAGAGTACGGAAATGTATCAATCGCAATATCAATGTCATTATATGTTAATAAATGATCATCGTGTGTTATTGTACATTCCAAAACACGAATTCTATTTTGAACACTTTTGTCAAAACGTTTAATAAAATTTTCCCTTATTTTTTTATTTATCAACGCCTTTGTTTTCAAAATTAAACGCGTCTGTGGGACTCCAAGTAAAACTTTATTGAATAAATCGACTACTCCTTCTGTAATTTTATTAATTCTATTAAAACACCCAATATTTATAAACCCATCACGCTCACGTAATTTTATTTCGTGAAGTGATTTATTACCTTGACCATTATTACTAATCACAGTAGGATCATAGCACAAAAAACAATTTTTCAAAGCTACTAAACGTTCTGTATAAAATTTTTGAGAAACAGATAAATCTCCATCGCATACGTTATCAGTAATACGATAATTCATTTCATTCAACCCAGTTGTAAATGGATATCCAATATAAGTAATTTGAATAGGACTTGGTTTTAGAGCAAAAACATCCAATCTATTAAATGCTGTATGACCAGCTAAATCAAACAACACATGAACCTTGTCTTTGTAAATAACATCAGCTGCTTGTTGACCAGATAAGTTTTTAATTGTCGTAAATCTTAAATTATCGTTGTAAAGTCCAGTATTTATAATACATTCAGAATAACAAGTTACATTAAAACGTGTATTGTCAAACTTTTTCAAAAATGTACTTATAAAAAAACTAACAGGATGATCAACAAAATCACCCGATATAATACCTATATTTATTTTTTCTGTATTGTAAAAATCCCCGCCAAATTTATATATTGGATTATTACCCACACCCTTGTATAATTTATTCACTAAACGATGTTGATTTGTTATATACATCTTATCCTCTAATTGATCAAAAAGATAATTTAAGTTCATAATCTTGTTTTGAAATGGTAAATTAAACTTTGGACATGTCTGTAATGATTTATTATAACACTCAACTGATTTATGATTGTCACCATTATAAGAATGCATATGACCTAAATTTAAATACAACTCGGATAATAGGAACGTGTGGTCAGTTGATACAAAAGCTCGTTTGTAATTTTTAATTGCCATATTATAAGCCGTTTCTGCCAAATCTGTTCTACGCATTTCTGTATACACCACACCCAACTGATTTTGAATATCTGGATCTAAACCATCTATCCGTTCAGCTTTTAACAAATAATGCAAAGCTTCTGGCCATTGTTTTAATGCACGAAAAATACTAGATATACCATTGTAATCATTTATACGTAATCTTCTATATTCCTCCTTTAATTCATTAGTATCTTGTTTGATATTATCCATTAAATGTATAGATAACTTGTAATGAATCAAACTTGCATCTAAACGATTCAATCTTTGATGTATATACCCTAAATTATAATGAATTGTCGGATTATCTGGTACATATATTAACGCTTCATTCATATAACTTAAACAAGTATTCAAATCACCTGCAAATAAACTCATATACGTGTATATACTAGTAATTTGTTTTAAAGCTAGGTCATCCTCAAAACGAACACGTAAAATCATTACAAAACAATTAAGAGCTTCTCTAAACATTGTCTCCAATTCTTTAGAAAATATTTCGATGTTTTTATTTCTATTAGCCTCATTTTGTCTACGTAAATCAATATCTCCTTGCATTTCTGTCTCAACATAACTTTTATATAATGTTCCAAGTGTAAAATAACTTTCACAAAAAATATTTTGGGGTACCTCCGGATTACTATCAAGTAATAAATAATCTCGCAAATCCAACTTATTAAGAAAATTTCTAATTATATCAATTGCCTCTAAACGATATTTTTTAACCTTGGATTGATCATTTGTTTCAATAGAAGCCGAAATTTTTGCATTAGCAATTTCCAACACTTTTCTATAATTTTTTTTAACCCACTTTTTTGAATTTAAATCATTATCTAATTTTTTTACCCCTTTAGTTGACATAATAATACAATTAAGAATTTTAACTTTAAATCGTGATAAATTTAACCAAAACTTAATTTGTACAGTATTAATAAATGAATGAATACAATTTTAATAATTATGACATAAACACATCAGAATTCACGCTTGATGGAAGTTTTATACCAGGACGTTTAGTAGATATTATAGATGGTGATAGCCTTGTAATTATTCTACCAGTTTTTAATTCATACTACAAATATCATGTACGGATAAATGGAATAGATACTTGTGAAATGAAAAGTAAAAATCAAGACAATAAAATACTTGCCCTAAAAGCACGATTAGAACTATTATGTTTAATAACGCAAGACACAAAACAAGACACAAAACAAGACACGAAGCAAGAATATGATATAAATATAACTAGAACAGATATCAAACGAATATTAAACGAATCTGTTTTCATAGTATATTTAGAATGCAAAGACTTTGATAAATATGGAAGATTACTCGCTGATGTATATACTGATAATACCAAATCAATTATGTTGTCTCAATATTTACTCGACAAACATTTAGCTTACCCTTATACTGGAGCCACAAAACTTAAGGAAACTGAACAAGTTGATATAATGTTATAAAATTTTTTAACAATTATTTACAATCATTTACAATCATTTACATATACGTTAAAATGATGAGTAAAAAATGATTTTTAAAACTAGTATGTTTAGAGAAAGATTATATAATAGTACAAAATCAAGTCATAAAGTGGTAGATACACATAAATTTGTAAATTTAATTAGAACCAACAAGGATGCTGGAGAAATGTATATCAATATGAATAAAATGTGTATAAAATATATTCAAAGTGAAATACAAAGACGTTTGGAAGACGATAGATCAGAATGGGAACCTTTTAGATCGTTATTTAGTAAATTATACAAGGATATAAACGTCTCTTATTACATATCATCAAATATGAATAAATTATTAAATCGTTGTAAGGAACACCCTTTAGAACATGGATATATGTTTATTTTAGGTTTGTTATTTGGAGGAAAATTATTATCTAAATATTTACCAGATCATATAGATTTTTTAACATATAACAATTCAAAGGAATTGATAAATGAATTCAAAGATTATTTAGATAATAATGTTGTAGACGAGGACAAATTTATAAATATTGTAAATGACAGTTATAAATTAATTAGTGAAATATTTGATGAATTTCATATAAATATAGAAAGTTAAAATAACCAATTTGCAATTTAGTTTTATTGAAGTTAGCAAATATTTAAAATAATTCAAAGGAAAATTCTTAATAAAAGCTAGATACAGTTTTGTAAACTAGAAATTTTTAAAGAATATACAATTAAAAAAATTAAACTATACCGTATGGTTTCAAAAATTTATGTAAATGAATTAATCATTATGAATTATACCATTTGCGATAATATTATTTTTTTGAATTAAATTCAATTTTTTCATTTCAAGTTCTGCAGTGTTCATTTGTTTTTGTTCTGTAGTGTTCATTTGTTAAAGTGTATTTTTATTATGTTTTTGAATTAAATTCAATTTTTTATTTATTTGTATTCTTGCTTCACTATTTATTTAAATTTTACATACATCTTCGTTTTCAATTGCATTGATAAATTCCAATAATTTTGGATTGACTGTTATTTTTTTTGGATTAAATGACTTAAGATATAATCCAGATAATGATCTTACTCTGCTCAAAGCAACGTATACCATATGATTACAAAAACAATCAGCCAAATCTAAAACAGCATTATCCAATGATAAACTTTGTGATTTATGAATTGTAATACTATAAGATAACATAAGTGGAATTTGTTGAAGAACAACTCTTGCATTGTCAAGTTCAATTTCCCACTCTACCCTGTTTATAATTTGTGTAACTCCATTATCGAATTTTACTTTAACACCATCTGTAAACAAATCTTCAACTGTCCCTATCGAACCATTCACTAAACCATTTTCCACATCCAAATTTTTAATCAATAGTACACGACAACCCTTTCTTAAGGCTACTGTTTCAATTCCTCGTTGTGAAAATTGATTTTGTAATTCTTTTTGTAATAATTCACACGTATCTTTGTCACCAGTTTTTATACAAACTGTCTCATAATATGATTCTGGTGAATTTATAGATGCCAATCTTTCTGTGTTAATTTGTTGAGCTTTCCAATTACTACTAACTAAATGAACAACTTCACCCTTTTGTTGTCCTCGTTTTAATAAACGTTCAAGTAAACTTGACACATCAGCATCAGTTTGTTCTGCACGTCTTATTCTCATTAAAATATCAATATACTTGTTATCTGAACGTTGACGGAAATTTTCTTTTAAAACAACCGTTGATTTGCTAAACATCTTTTTAAAAAGTTCACTTTCAATAATAAAACGGTTATCTGCATTTGGATTTGAAAAAATTGTCTCCAATTGTAGAAAATCACCTGTTAAAATCAATTGTATACCACCAAAAGGTAATCTTGATTTACGAAGTGTTTGAAAAATAACATTGATTTTTTCAAAGATAGAAGCAGACATCATACTAATTTCATCAATTACAAGTATATCAGTCCTACGAATACGATCCTTGATACCAATTTTATATCGGAGACGTTTTAATAAAACATCAATTGAAGCATCACCTGTACCAATACCCATAAAACTATTGATAGTTATTCCACCAATATTGTAAGCTGAAATACCAGTAGTAGATGTTATATACATTGTTTTAGTTTCGTTATTTCTTTTTACATACTTGTAAAATTCTTTTACTAATCTAGTTTTCCCAGTACCTGCACTACCCAAAATCAACATAGATTTACCAGATCTAAATTTTGAAAATGCATTTCTTTGCGTATCCGATAACTCTAAATCATATTCTGTAGGAATATTCATTCCTGTTTCACGATTATGATCAATCAATAAATCACGAATTTTGTCCAACATACTATCAGCAAAATCAGCATCGTTTTCATTTTTTGTTTGGTTATATAATGACATCTTATTGCAACATGTAATTCTTTTATTTATTATTCATTTTTTTATGATTAATAAAAATTTACCACAAATTAACTAACATACACACCATTGGATAGCAGTATCCATGACCCTTGACTATTATTACTTTGTGCATCAAACATCAATTGTGCACTTTGCCCTTGACGTTTAAATGTAATCCTTGTAGCTTGAGCTGATGTATTTAATGGATTAGGAGTAATCAATTTATTAGCTCCAAAGAATACTGTATGAGAACATCCAACACCCATAGAACTACATACTAAAATTTTTAAAGTACCATCTGGTATATTAGCACTATTACTAGGCATAGTACCAGAAGAACTAGTATAATTAACACCAGAAACAGAAAATAATGAAACAATAAAAGACGTACTGGGATTTCTTGTTGGTAAAATACCAGAAGAAAGCGTATATCTTTCAAAAGTATAAGCTAAAGAAGATGACAAAGTAACATTTGAAAAGTTTGCAGAAACGGTATTACTCAAATTGGTAAATCTACCAGATTGTGCCGTATTTACACCAATAGGTGTTCCATTTATAGTACCTCCAGATATTTGAAAATTACTACCAATAATAGCATTTGACCCTGCTGTAATATTACCATCTAATATAAATCCAGATATTCGACTCGTAAAAACTTTATTTACTTCTATATCACTTAGGTCACCTGTTACAATATTATTACTTATTGTAGCGTTTTTATAATATGTCCATCTTTCCGTGTTGTTTTTAAAACCAAAAAACCCAGTTTTATAACCTAATGTACCAGATGTTAAATTAACATTTCCTGATGTAGTCCAATAATTAACCTGAATACCTACATCTTTTCCCTGGTAAGTTGTTAAATTACTTTTAACAGATCCATTGTCAAGACCACTTGATGTTATACCACTAGAATAAATTACAACAAATGAAGTAGAATCAACGATTTGATTAATTGTATAAGTCCCATCAATACTAGGTTTACTATTGGTATTTCTAATGGTTACATCATCACCTACAACCAAGTTGTGTTGTGTAGTTGTTGTTATTTTAACATTTCCAACTGTACTATAATTATCAACTCTTGAAATATTTAAAACTTGTGATGTACCAAGTGGTAAAATATAGGTATTAATATCAAAATCTTTATCTACTGCTGCACTAATAGTACCTATAATATTTACATTACCAGAAATTGTAAAATTCGTCGTATTAATACTTATTCCATTATAACCATTCAACATTAACTCTTGACCATTACTAACTATGCTATTTTCAGTAGATCCAAATGCTAAATATGTATGTGTAGGTACTAATACACTACCAGATGAAGTTTTAGGATACATTTCTATATTACCCACTGTATTTACAATTTGCAAGTTATTACTTGTATTTCTAACAATGTAATCTGAATTATCTGAACCAAAAAATAGGGGTGTGTTTTCTAAAATACGCACTGAACCATTTCCTGACGTAGGTGTCACCAAGGATATATCTTCCGTTGAAGTAATTGTTAAATTACCATTCGTATTTGCACTAATCGAATTAACAGTTGTTCCAAATGCAACACGGCTATCATATGGAACTAATATGTTCCCACTACTTAAATTTAAAGTTCCACCAGTTGAAACTATACTTACTCTACCACCAGAAATTATATTAACATTTGAAATTGTTCCATTTGCTAAATCTAAATTTGTAAAATATCCATCACCAAACTGTACATCACCATACGTACCAGTATATACTTCATCCACATTAGTACCACTCTGAATAAACACAAACCTACCCAAATTATTTTTATAACCGAAAAAACCAGTTCTACTACCACTTATACCTGAATTAACATTCCATTTAAATTCAATACCTCTATCTTTAAGATCATTAATAATAGGCCCTGTAACACCACCAAGTGAAAAAATTGGGTCTTGAAGATTAGTAACTGTACTATAAACTGTATTTGTTGTCCCATTAATTTGAATATTTGAATTAAAAACAATAGTACCATTCCCATTATTTGAAGTTATAGTCATTGTTCCATTAGAATCAGACGCAATAGAATTTGTAGTTGATCCAAATGACAGGGGTATATTATATGGTATTTGAACTTTAGTAGTACTTTCCAACATTATATTACTACTTGATATATTAACACTATTTGTACCTATAACATTTACCACTCCAGAACATCCTATGATAGTCCTTAGATTAGCTATAGTACCACAATTCATATCTAATACACCAGAGTTTGAAAATGCAATTGTGTTTTTTAAATATACACTATCAAATTCCGCACTTCCAATAGTTCCTGCAATTGTTTCTCCAGTATTTACTGCATCTGAATAATATGTAAAACGTGATGTTGAATTTTTCCAACCAAACCAGCCAGATTTCAATGATCCTGTTGTTACCAAACGATAATTATACTCTACACCCCTGTCTTTATTATCGTTTTGGGAAGGATTGTAGTTTGCAAGTGAAAGTATAGGATCCTGAATTCTAACATTTTCAGTATTAACATTTAAAACACTACCTGACGTTCCTGTTATAGTTATAGTAGCTGTTGAAATGTTTGATATGTTATTTATAACATTTAATGTCCCCGATGTACCATTGTTAATAAAAGTTGTAGCTGAACTAACTATAATTGAACCTGATGTTATTGTATTTGATATGTAAAAATTTGAAACCGTATCTGTAACAATAAAACGTTTAAGATCTCCTGAAAAATTTACAGGCGTACCAGTTGTTACATTTACACTTGTACTTGCACCTAAATTAATAGTGTTTGCGTTTTTTATATCTACCCCAGTTGTACCACCACCATTAATCACCAAATTTGACGAATCGTATCTAATACTATTTGATGTTCCTGATATATCAAAAACTAATCTAGTTGTTGGAAGGACCCTTACATTACCACTTGTCGAAAATAAACCAATATCACCTGTATAAGTTGTTAAAACAATATTTCCTATAGAACTTGAAATGTTTACATTACTTGAAGCAATTTGATTAACGGTACCACTTGAACTATTTGTTAACAAATTTATACCAGCTGTACTACCCCATAATAATTCACTTGAATTACCAAACTGAATATTACTAGAAGTTGCACTAACACCATTTCTTGGATATAATATAAAATTACCACTTGTTACTGTCAAATAAACATTTTTGTTTCCAGTTACTACCAAATCACCAGTCGTATTAGATGATATCCGTTGCGAACCCCCTGATGTACCATCAAATGACACATAAGTCCCCACCGGTACACTAATAGATCCATTACTTTGTGTTAAAAATCTAATGTTTCTAGATCCTGTAACACGTACGTTACCAGATGTTTCTTCTACTACGGAAGTTCCAGATGTTCCTAATGTTATTGGTATATTATTTGGTATATAAATATCACCATCAGAAACTAAAGAAATTCTTGATCCACCTGTTATATTCAAGTAGTTTGATGCATTTACATTTATAATACCTGAACATCCAGAAATATTTCTTACATTTGTTATGCTTCCACAATTTGTATTTAATGTACCACCAGAGTTAATACTTATATTCTTTGTAGAAATATCCCCAACATCTAATGTACCAGCATTACCATAAATAGTTTCATTAATATTAGTTGCATCTGGTATAAGTGTAAAGTGTCCACTATCTACTTTATAACCAAACCAACCTAATTTCATAGAACCACTTGATGTATCGTAATAACGAAACTCTATACCTCTATCTTTACTATCTGATGCAGATAAAGAATAATCAGCTATTGTTAAAATAGGATCATAAAGACGTGTATTTGTAGAATCAATTTGAGTAAGCGGTCCGGTCGCAGTTAACTGATTTGTTGTAACTATATTTATTGCTGAAGAATCATAATTTATATAGTTCCCATTAGACGTATAACTCCCTGCTGTATTATACTCCCCTGCAAACTGAATACGTGTTGTTTGTGGTATAAGAATAGAGTTAGAAGTAGGAACAGAAAACACAGTGTCACCATTACTTGCAATCAATAAACTTCCAGTATTTCCAGATATTGCATTTGAAGTTGTCCCCAAAACTAATCGTGTATCAGTTGGTATTTTTACAAACGATTCAGTATTTAGTATAATATTATTACTTGGTATTTTAGAATAAGTACCTGTAGTAATTGCACTTGCTGTTGTTGTATTTGGCACTAAACCAAATTGTTGTTTAGTATATAATGATCCCACAGTATACGTTCCACCTAAACTACCAGCACTAGATAACGTGATCACATCCCCTGTTTTTACATTATGATATCCATATGTTGATACAATTGTATTACCAGAAGTTGTCTGAATATTTGAAACATTGATATTTTTAGTAGTATTTGTAACGAATTCTATGTCACCATTTGTTGTCGTAAATGTTTGATTATCATATGTAGTTAAACTACTTGAACCTTCACTTGAATAAAAACTAATATTGTCCTTTGTTAATAATGAAGATCCACCACTTACAAATTCTGCATAAAAACTACCAGTAGATGTACTTATATAAGTTGGACCCCAAATATAAACAGTACCATTCCCCTGAGGAAATAAATTAATACTTCCATCTAAATTTGTTGCTCTAATAAAATTCTCACAAATTTCCAAATTTCCTAAATAAGAACATTCATTTACTCGCAATGTAGAATCATTGATATTAAAAACAGCAGTTGATGGATCCCATTGAACATACGAAGTAAACATATTACTTATAAATTTAACATCTTGATTTGTTCTAAGATCACTAAAATAACCCACATTAGGACCTTCTGCACCAATAACAGTATTAAAAATCTGAGAATCTTTTATAACAACATTTTGGAAAACACCATCTTCAAAAAGACCAGCAATATTAATAGATTCTAATTGCAAATTAGTAGCTGTCAAGGTTTCAAATGAACCAAAATTAGAGGATACTGTCATACCCTTTAATGGTTTTGTCGATCCCTTCATCGAAAATTGATTACTCATTTTATTTACTCTATTATCAGTAAATAAAAATAAATTACATTTTTACCGTTAAACAAACATCGCTTATATTAAACATCAAAGTAAATTACCCTATTCAATTCAACAACATTTTATTCAATAATGTTTCTAATATAACTTGTATATGATTCAGATTTTGTTGTTGGAAATCTTGGAATACCAGAATCAGTAAGTTCAAAGTATTTGACTTGAATTTGTTGTCCAATAAATTCATGTCCACGTTGGTAAAGTTCATTGCGTTCTTCTCTTGTACCCTTTGGCCTAACATTGAATTTATCGCCATTTTCATTTACACAAACCCATACAATCAAGTCTTTGTTAGAAGCAGTGTCTTGTTCACTAGTAAAACCAATGATTCTGTATTCAGAGTCTGCAAAATCTTTAAACTTTAAAAGATCTTGTGATCTGGCTTTGCAACGATATTTTCCCGAACCAGTTCTTACAATACTTCCCTCGTAATTTGATTTAACAAAAGCTAAATGTTGATCTTTAAGTTCATTCTCTGATGAGACAGTACGAGTTTCGACAAAACAAATGTGCTTGAATGAATTTTTGCTAAAAAATATTTTTAAAACATCCAGTCGTTCCGTGTAAGTCTTGGTTTCATCGATATAATCATAAACGTGATATTCAATCTGTTCAAGTTTTTCGTAATCAGATTCATCAAGTTTCTTTTTTCTGAGAATTCCAAGATGTTCAAACACGCCTCCGTGTTGATACAATTCTCCATCAAGAATAATGGATTCACTTATAGAAGTTAATTCCTTATATAAACAAGTACGCTTAATAGAACTAAATGATTTACCCTGTCTTGAGTTACATGACTTGTTTTGGCTATTAAAAATCATTCTGTAACCATCAAGTTTGGGTTGAATATATATAGGATACTTTACTTTGTGTTTGAATTTCTGAAAATCACATGCCAACATAGGAAAGATAATTTTTTCACAAGTGATGTCAGTAGGTTTATGATCATTTTCAAAAGGTTCGACACCTTTATTCTCTCCATTAAAAACATTTTCAGAAAATTCTTGTTCAGTCTTTTTCTTCCATTTAGATTGAGCTTCAAGAACGGCTTGTTCAAAATGAGTTGTTTCATTGCGTTTGCCAATATTTTTTCCAGATGTAATTTTTTTTGTGCTTTTAGTCATTTTTCCGGATACATATCCGTATTCAATTTCAATAACAGAATGATCTCCATTATTAACTACAATAACATTCCATTCCTTTGTTTTTCCTTTGACATCACTGCCAAAAAGTTTTGGGAAAGTGCGATTTTGATTATTAGAAGTACTCATAGTTAATATTAATGTTTTTACAAAAAAAAATCAATTTATTATACGTAAAATGTACCTACACAAGTGCTTTAACAATTTCAAAAGATTTATCGTAACCCATGTCTTCTAACTCTTCCTTAACTTTTTCTAACAAATATTGATCTTTGTATATGGATACTATTACTATATATGGAGGTAAAATAGGGTGTTCTTTAATTTCTTTATATACAATACCTGGTTCTAAGATATTCTCTTGCAAATTTTCAAAAACATTTTGTATACAAAATTCTTTATCTAAAAATAAATAATAAGTTATTGCCATTTATTATTTATTATTTATTGTTTTTAAACTACAGTAATTAATTTTTACATAATCTACACAATTCAAAATTTAAACATAAAACGTTTAAATTCTCTTTAAACTAACAATAAATACATTGAACGTTATTTATTTGCGTTTAACGGTCTTAGACTTTCTTAGACTTTACGGTCTTAGACTTGCGTTTAGGGGACTTGACTTTCTTAGACTTGCGTTTAGGGGACTTGACTTTCTTAGACTTGCGTTTAGGGGACTTGACTTTAGGGGACTTGCGTTTAGGGGACTTGCGTTTAGGGGACTTGCGTTTAGGGGACTTGACTTTAGGGGACTTGCGTTTAGGGGACTTGCGTTTAGGGGACTTGCGTTTAGGGGACTTGACTTTTTTAACAGGAGATGCTAATTTGTTTTTAATACAACGTTTATTTTTAGAAAGACGTTTACCAACTGAGCAAATTTTACCTCGAGAAATATTATATACTTCACCCCTGTGACGTAATCGTTGTTTAGCTTCCATAAGCTCTGGGCGAATAGCGGAGTGTTTAAGTTTAGCTTTGGTAGCTTGAATGTCTTCTAAAAGACCACCTCCGAATAAGTTGGAAATAAATTGTTCAATCATTTTATAATTATATGCAATATTTTATTTTTTTAAAATATTGCATATAATTATTATTATGGAAGATATTCTAAAACAATTAAAAACTGTAAAATCTTACAAACAAATGTACGAAGTCCCTTGGCGTATTATGATGGCTAATAAGGAACGATTATCTACTAGACTTGGTGGTAAGTTACGTGTTGCTTTGATTTGTCATCCGTGTTATGGATACGGTGATATTGTTTTTGCTTTAAAAATGTATCATTTCATGAGACAATGGTATGGATTAGACTGTACAATGATAACAACTAAACCATTACCTTTTATCAAAAATGGTTTGAAAAATATTTATTGTTTAAAGACTCCAGGTAAGAAGGCATATGTAGAATGTGAAAATTTAAAAACTATGAAAATATACAACATTGATCGTAAGGGAAATCCAACGCAACGCGCTAATCTAAAACATCACTTTGATTTAATCATGGTAACTCCTTGGATTGGTACAGATTATGAACCAAATAAAAATATTGTCAAGAACTTCTTACCATATGCTAACCCGTTTAATACCCTTTTATTCTCTGAATATAATGCTCCAGATCCAAAAAAATACGATTTCCCAACTGGTATTGGTAAGGATTTATTTGGATTACTTGTTACACGATTTAAATTTGAAAAAACTATAAAAATTAATCATCCATATCTTATGGTTCATTTAACTAGAGATGATCGTGTAGATGTTGGTAAATGTTTTGGTAATTTTATAAAACTAATGTGTAAAAAATATCATAAACGACATAGCAAACTAGATGTAGTTATTCCACCTCACATTTTAGAAGATAAACGTACCTTGGAACGATTGTTTGCTTATATTAAATCCAAGGGTTATTATAAAAATGTCTTAATTAAAACAAAAGACAGTAAACAAACAAAAACTGAACGTAGCACATTAACTCTTAGGGCAGACGTAACACCTTTACCATATGATAAATATACTGGATTATTTAAAAATTGTTTACCAGATGTTTTAATAACAGGTGATCAAAGTGTTACTGATATTATTAGTTGCTGCAAGGACTACAACATTTATTATCAAATTATGCCATGGAAAACATCTTTTGCAAAAAATTTAGCACAAGCATTAGGGCAAGATTTTATTAGAAAAGTTTCTACTTCTTGTGGTCTAGAAAAGTTTTCTAGTAAACAACGTTCTAATATTGCAAATGTTGCAAAACGATACAACTTTACAAAATTAGGTAAACCAAAATTAGATGCTATATTAGCATTTGTTTTACGATTACGTAAAGACAAGGACCTTAAACGCTTTACTGAAATTGTTATGGGATCTAGAAAACGCCAATCTGTTGTTAAAAAAATAAAGACTGGTAAAAAATAACTTAAATAAACAATTAAATAAACAAAAAGTAAATTAATGTTATAAAAATTTACATTAATTTATATAGTATTAATTTATATAGTATTAATTTATATAGTATTAGTAATGGAATATAATATACAAACTAGAAAACGTTTATATAAAAAGATTACCGAAGGATTAAATAAAACTGGTAGAGGGGCCTTACAAATTGTAAAAGATAAATTATTAGGTAAGGGGTTTCAGGGTACAGTTTATAGTTATTGTGATAAACAAACTTGTGTAGCAGTAAAAAAAATGTATCTTGAAAATCGTCAAGTTCGGTTTTTAAAAAAACCCTTTAGTCACAATGCTTTAAAATATGAAAATTTTATAGAACTTGCTGTTATGAGAATGACAAATGAACTTGTATTACAAAAAATATCACCTCATTTTATACTACATTATAAATCTACATTTAAAAAACGTGAAGAAGGAGCTTGCACTGATCAATATCTGTATTCAAGTAAATATTACAACGAGTTGATTAGTGGTTCTGAAACATTTTCACAGTGGGTAAGGAATAAACACGATATTGATACATGGTATAATGCTTATTTTCAAATTACAACAGCTATTTATTGTTTACAATCATATTTTAATTTAACACATCTTGATTTACATTCTGATAATATTCTTGTAAAACGTGTAAAACCAGGAGGTGTATGGAGATATAAAATAAATGGTAAAAATTATTATGTACCTAATTACGGATATATATTTTATATAAATGATTTTGGTCACGCTTGGATTCCTGATAGTTTGCAAAGTTGGATTGTTCGAAAAAAATACAAAGGAAAAAATAAGAAAATCTATAGAAATTTTGATATTATGCGTTTGTTTCAATCTACATTAGATTTTTCAACAAGTCCGGCTAGTTTTAAACTAACTATAAGAAACATTATAAATGATTTAGGCAACGATAAAAATTTTATTCATATAATAGAAAGTATATGGGATTTTTATAATAAAAAATCTAAAGGAAAAATTATTGAAAGTTATAATTTAGATAAATCTATAAACACAAAAAAATTACCAAGTGAATTAACACACCTCGTGTTAAGATAGTTTAATTGAAAATGAATAATAATGTATTCATTGAAGTTTTCATATATAACCCAAACATCATCTGTATTATACCCAAGTGTTGTGTAAAATACTGATCAAAATCTATTTCGTGTTGTTGTGTCATTGTTATGTTACACGATATATTTGAAAGCATTTCGATATAATTTTTTAAATAACTCTGATATTCTAATATACCACTAAATTCAATAGTTGAAGATTCACTAAATGCAATTGGCTCGTATGTCTTAATGTAAAACTCTGGAATATAACTATCCCACAAAGTATGAAAGTTTGTGTTTATAATACGATCACCCCTTTTTAATTTTATTTTCCAAGAATTACCTCCTCTAGACCACCCATTCAAATGAAGAGGTTGATGTAAATCTTGTAAAAAATGCAATAAGAATTTAAGATCTTCCGTTGATGATTTAAAATCTGTAAAGTGTGTATCTCTTAACGAATTTGTCATATTCAATATTACTGTATAAATACAATTGTTATTACAATATTTATCCAAATCAAGTTTATTATTTAAACCACATTCATTTATATCAATGTAATGCAATGGTGCAGACCATAAATATTCACTTTTCCGCTTGACTCGATCAGCCCATGTACTTTGAACTCCAAATTGTGATAAAGGAATTAAATTTTCTATATTACTAATTACATTATCTAATTGTGTAGTTTTTATATTATCTGCTAAACTTTCTCCTAAAAACCTATGAGTAATTTGATAATATGCCAAACATTTTTTAAACAGAAATGATAGTAAAAAGATCTTTAGTTTCATTGCAAAGCCCTTTATTATATATACCAAACCACGTATTTATTCAATTTTTAAAAATTGAATAAAAAATACTTTTATTAAAAATCAAATGTCTTCTTCAGATTCGCTAAAAAATCTTAATATGGGTTATTGTTGTATCAATACAAGATTAAGAGATCTTGGTATATTTACATCACGTACTTGTCGCTTAGAAACTGTACATCAAAATGGAATTGATTATATATATAATTTGGCACATCAAAACATTGATGATTTACCTGCTATTTTCAGATGGAATGCACGTAACAACATATTTTTATACAGGATGTCTAGTGAAATGTTCCCATTTGCTAGTCATCCAGATTACTTTAAACAATACGATTTTGAACAATTTCGTACAAAATTATATAATTTAGGTATTCTAGCAAAACATTATCGTCAAACATTAACTTTTCATCCTGGACAATACAATCAATTAACATCACATCGACCAGATGTTGTAGATAAAAGTATTATCGATATTGATATTCATTCTAAAATTTTGGATATGATGGGATGTGATAACGATAGTGTTATTGTTATACACGGTGGTTCTAAACATGATGGTAAAGACATAGCCTTGTCTAGATTTAAAGATAATTTCAAAATGTTGTCTGAAAGTTCTAAAAATCGTTTAGTTCTTGAAAATTGCGAAATGGCTTATTCTATTGAAGATTTATTACCAGTTTCACAAGAATTACAAGTACCAATTGTCATTGATTATCATCATCATAATATCAATCCAGGTACTATAAAAACAACAACTGAATTAATTCATATTACAAATCAAGTTTTACAAATATGGGAAAATAGAAATATTACACCACTTTTCCATTTGTCAGAATCAAGACGAGGAGTTACTGTAAACGATTCTATTACAGTTCGAAGAGCACATTCTGATTACGTTGAAGTTTTACCAGAAGCACTTTTACATACGATTCAAACGCATAAAATTAATTTAGATCTTGAAGCTAAAATGAAAGAAAAAGCTGTAATTCGTATTTTTCAAAAATATAATATATATTAATAAAATATGTATTATGGGAAATCCATTAAATAGTGTTGTTAATTATATTGATTATAAAAAAGTTTTAGAACGTGGTTTATCTAGTAATAATTTGTTTGTTGAAAAACTAATGGAAAAAAATAAACCTATATATTGTATTTTTTCATCTGTAAATTATTATGACTATATATTTTGGAAAGAAAACCCAGAAGGAAATATAACTTTATTTTTAGAAATTGATAAGAAATCACAAGTTTTTAAATATATTACTGGCTCAATAACTCGAATAGGAAAAATTATGTGCGATTCAACAATCAAAGATACATCATTAATTGATTATTTAAATACAATTAATATATAAGGTATTTTTATCTATATTCGTAATCAGAATCAGCTTCAATATGTGGATAAGGGTTCGTGAATCCTTTAGATTCAAGAAGTCTTTCTAAATCTAGACGTACTTTAAGTCTAAATATTTTAAATAATTCACGGGCTATATCTGGTAGTATTTTATCACTTGGTGTTTTTTCTAATAGGAGTTTCATAATATCATATCTCCGTCTTTTTATAGCTAGTTTAAGTATACTGTTTTTTCCAACCATTACATTAGCACCTCGATTTATCAAGTGTTCAATTGTTTTAGCATTTACTTTTACACTATCTATTGCATATTTTAATGGATAACCTTTATTGTGGTTTATATCACCACCATTGTTTAACAATAAATTAATTAAATCTATGTTATTTGATCCAATTACTAAAAGTAAACTCGAGTTTAATTCGTCATTTGTATACTTTTTATTCATTAATAATTCATTAAGTGTTTGGATGTCATTATTTTCAATTGATTGTAGTATAGTGGTAGATATTGGGTATATGTATTTTTGCAAATCAGATTTTACTAGTGATTTCATATATTCCATTACATCATGTAATTTTGGGTTATAATATTCTGATGATATTATTTCTAAAAAATATTTAGTGTTTATAATATGCTTACAAACGTCAATTATTTGACGCTTGTATTTACTTGACAGCATTTTAGATAAAATATAACTTTTTAACTCAATAGGAGTTATATTATCACTGCTGATTGTAATTTTTACAATCAAATCTATTATTTTATTGGCAACTCCTTGTTTTTCATTAGGTATTTTATTGTAATTAATTATAACATATTCTAATGGGGTTGTGTTAACATATCGTGTTTTATTTAAAAATCCTAGATCAACTAAATGTTGCAAACCTTTGTAATCGTATTCTTGTATTGGTTTATATATATTAAATGGAGTTAAATTCCTATCCCATTTTGATATTTCGTATAATAACTTGTATACAATTTTTGACCCAATCTTTTCGTTATAAAATCCAAAATCACGCTTTAATAAATTATTGTAAATTAGTTCTTCATATTTCTTACAAATTTCCCGAAATTTAGAATTTGTGGAGCATAAATTTAACATATCTTGGAGTTCTAAATTTAATACATTTTCTAAATTTAATTCTGGTGGTAAATTTTTAATTGACAATTCAGACGACCCTAAACTTTCCATTTATATATAATAACAATTTAAAAATATATTATAATTTAAAAAATAAAGTGATAACTTAAGTTAATTAAATTCACCAGGAAATTTATTTTGCAATTCTGTCTTTAAATTATCTAATGCTTGTTTAGTTGCATTATGTTGTGTCGTTTCATTTTCAAAATCTTGTATTAATTTTTGGACAGATCCATATAAACTCGCTATAATTTGATCAGAATTCAACGTTCTACAATCAGAATATCCGTGCATTTCCATTTGTTCTACAGCCTTTGGTATAAATGTTTCTACATCTTGTGCAATCCAACCTAATTTAGAACGGTCATGTACTTGGTCAGTTGTGTAGATGTCATCTCGCCACGTATATCTTTTTAATGGAATATTCTTTACATTATCGTAACAAATATCCAAATTGGCCATAGTAATATTTGTTTTCAATCTACTATCAGAACTTATAGTCCACGTATTAGTACTTGGTTTTGCAGCACTGTCACTTGATAAATGTAATTGATAAGCTGGAGCAGTTGTACCTATACCAACGTTTCCATTTCCCCGGAGCGTCATTACATTTGTTCTATCCGACGAAAGTCCATTTGTTAAATTTATATCTAATTGTGTAAATGCAGCATAATTAACATTACTATATCTATGTATATTGAAGTCTACAGAACTATCATATGCCTGGTTTACAGCACCTGGTCTATTAAGAGTCAACAATGCAATACCTCCTGTAATTAGATTATTACTTGTATGTGATACATTCATTTTAGCTGAGTTGACCAAATTTGCGTTTAAATTTCCTGCACTTATATTTCCTCCACTTATATTTGTTGCAAGTAAATTAGCAGTAAAGTTAGCAGAACCCACAACATCTAATTTGTACCCTGGAGCAGTTGTTCCTATACCAACGTTTCCATTTCCACGGAGCGTCATTACATTTGTTCTTCCTACGCTTTGTCCATTTGATAAATTTAAATCTAATTGTGTCCATGCATCTGAGCTCACTTGACTATATCTATGCACATTAAAGTCTACATAACTTGGGTATGTCGTACCAGAAACACCTGGTCTTTCAAGAGTTATTAATGTAACACCTCCAGTAACTGTATTTACAGATGTCGCTGTAACTCTAGCATTTCCAGTTACATCTAACGTATACTCTGGATTAATTCTACCAATACCTACATTTCCACTTGTATAATGTATTGTTCCTGCACCATTACTCCATTGTGAAGTTCCTGCAAATAAAACACCATTTTTATATAAATTTCCAGTAAAATAAATATTACCAGATGTCAAAGTTGTCGCAACAACATTCGTAATTGTACTATTTGTAGCATTTAACGAACCCAAAGTTGTATTTGAACTTATTATATTTAAAGTAGAAAGTAATCCAGAATTATTTAGTGTACTTGAAGAAATATTAGTAGCTGTTGCATTTGCAAAATTAGATAATCCAGATACAGTAATAGTACCTGTTGATATATTTATATCAACTACATTTGTTGTTGTAACATTAACTGTTGATAACGTACCACCTACATATAAATCTCCAGACAAACGTAAATTTGACCCAGATATATTTGTAGTAATAAGATTACTAGTGATTACATTACCTGATGTGTAAGATATATCAGAATTAGTAGTAGTCCATTGACTACCTGGATTGTAAAGTGTACCATTTTTATATAAATTACCTGTAAAATTGATATTACCTGTAGTGATTTCTTTTGTATTAAGAGAAACAAGATTCCCTATTGAAACATAATTACGATCAGCATCAGATACTAGATATCCTAAATTAAATGCATCATTTTGTTCAGAATATATAATACCGGCATAATTATCATTGTTTTGTATATCGCTAGTATAACGTTGAAAAATTATACCTGTATCTGTAGACTGAGTAGGGTTTTTATTTATTAGTAAAATATTGTCAGAAAATGAAGTAGTTGTACCTGAAATAGAAACATTACCACCAATAAATGTATCTTGTTTTATTGACGCTCCTCCTTCTACATTTAGAGACCCACCTGTCCCAAGGCCTGTTGCATTGTTAGAATCTAATATATTAATAGGGTTAGTATAATTTGATGCCATTATATATTATAATAAAATATTTTATTTTCACAATATTCAAAAATCACGTTTTAATTTACGGTGGTAATTTTTTAATTGACAATTCTGTTCACCATAAATCTTCCATTTATAATAACAATTTAAAAATATATGATAATTTAAGATATGAATTCTGTAAATAATTCAGAAAATGATAATTCTGTAAATAATTCTGTAAATGTTAATTCTTTAAATAATTCAGAAAATGTCAAATTTATAAATTACACAGATCATTTTAATAAATTCAGACCATTAAGTGTAGGTGAGCTTTATTATTTTTTACACACATATTTCAGAGATTATATAGACTACTCTTCATTTGTTGTTTATATTAAATCACATGGATCTTTACATGTACCAAGATGTACATTTTCTAGAAAAAGTAATAATATGGTTCATCATTTACGTATATTGCCAATTTTTATAATTGACGAGTATAGTTCTCATTATAATATATTGATAGTTGATAATATACGTAATATTGCTGAGCGTTTTGAACCATCTGATTCCAGTTATGACAAAGATTTAAATAAATTATTAAAAATGGCTTTTCGTGATAATAAATACCGTTATATACATGCAAACCATAATGGACCTCAATTTATGGAAATACACGAAGTTGGTGCAACAATGAATTGTGGTTTTTGGGTTTTATTATATGTACAAGATAGATTAAATGACATTTCTTGTAAACAAAAACAGTTTTTATTAAAGTGGATGGATCACATTAAACAGAATGGATTTCACAATTGGATTTCGGAATATAAACGGTGTGTATTGGCTATATGTTCTAAAAATACATTTAGTGAAAACTATATATGTGATCGTATTTATAATAGACGACCATTGGATTATTACGATTACAAGTTAAATAATATTGTTATTTAATACACTATTTGCAAACAATTATAGAAAATTATTATATGTAATATTAATATAATGAGTTTTACAAAAAATAAATACGATGCGTGTTTTATGAAACAATATGCCAAAAGTAATAAGAGTATATTTGATTATGTAGTTGATAATTCAAGATTTGTTAATAAAAACGAATGTAATAATTACACTGCACCATTTTTAACTTATATTCCCTCTGGTGTTCCAAAAATGAACGTTGATATCGAAAATGAGTTAAAAGGAATGACTAAACCAGTAACAAAATGTTCTGAATGTAAATATAAACCAGAAGATGATTCTTTAGCACAATCTTACGGATTTGATAAAAAAATCATGGATGTTTATCCGAATAATAAGGGAGAGTGTTCACATAATTACGATATTTTACCGAATGGATATTTACAAAAATAGGGGGATCGATTTCGATCCCTTTAGAATTTCAAATCGACCGATCCCTTTAGAATTTCAAATCGACCGATCCCTTTAGAATTTCAAATCGACCGATCCCTTTAGAATTTCAAATCGACCGATCCCTTTAGAATTCTAAATCGACCGATCCGGATGAATTTAGAAATTCCATTAAATAAAAAATGAATCTAAAAATATAGTTTAAGAAATTAGTCATCTGACAACATACCTCACCTGACAACATACCTCACCTGACAACATACCACCTGACAACACCTGTCAACATATCAACGTATCAACGTATCAACGTATCAACTAATTGTAAGATTTAGAATTATATGATAGGATTACGTTGCAATGATGATATTATTTCTATAATTCATCCTCCATATTTAACCGAATTATATATTATTTTACATAATGACAATTCAGTATGGATAAACGAATTAATGGAAAAACACATATATAAACACCCAACTTGTTGTTTTTGTTATAACGACATTATTAATAACAAAAACAATGAGTGTTTTCTAAATAATATGATTATCATATTATCTTGTAACCACGTATTCCATTTAAATTGTTTTATGAAATACTGCAAATTTAACTACATAACAAATTCAAATAATTTTACAACAAATTCAAATAATTTTACAACAAATTCAAATAATTTTACAACAAATTCAAATAATTTTACAACAAATTCAAATAATTTTACAACAAATTCAAATAATTTTACAACAACAAATTCAAATAATTTTACAAATAAGTGCAGTATTTGTAGTAAAAAAACACCAGATTATTTATCTATTTTTACAGCATATAGTAGATTAATTAAATATATAAAAAATAAACATAAAGAAATAATGGGTGAAATTTTGTAAAAAAATGAATTGTTTTTAATAAAATTTAGATTATCTAAATAATGTATGAACAAGACGAATGTATTTTTTGCTTTGAAATTTTTTCGCCAAAAAATAAAGATTGCATAAATTTCGATAAAGATGACATTATATCATGTGAAAACTATATAAATACAATACTAAACAGTACATTAACATTAAAATGTCAACATAATTTTCATACTGGTTGTTTTATAAAATATATCAGAACTAAATATACAACGTGGAAAAAAACACGAGGTTTAGATGATATTAATATATTTCACGTATCTTGTCCTTTTTGTAGAACTTTCGTTAAAAACTATGAATTATTAGAAATATTAGATTATTTAACTCCTATAAAACAAATTACAGCGTATATAAGTAATACACTTGCAAAACTTAGATTTCGAATGGGTTTACTAAAATTATCATTTTTTTCTAGAAAATTATTAAACTTGCAAATAACTATGCAAGAAACTTGCAAATATCTTAAAATGACAGAAATATATGAAAATTGGGAATTTTTAGATACAAAAATACATTTTCTAACTAAAGATACGCGCTGTTTATACACACGTCTTTTAAAAAATAAGGAATGTGATTTTATATTACACGACGACAATGAATTGTGATAAATAAGTTATTATTAGTTTGATTTAAATTTTTAATTTTAATTTGTAATTTTAATACGATAATGGCAAGAGAATTATATACATTTTACTATTACGTAAACACTACCGATAATAGAAATACTGAAATGTTCAGAAGATCATTTGGTAATCGCCTGAAAAATATGTCAGATTCTGGATCATCTAGAAAATTTATGAAAGAACTAGATATATCTAATCATTATGATTTAGTTTTGTTTAAAAATACATATATGGATTATTTTAGATCTCGAATGGGTAGAACTTTAGTCTAAATAAATACAAAACAGTAATAAATATATAAACATTAATAAATAAATAAATATATAATATAAATATATTATATAAATGTCAATTGGTGGAACTTCAACTATTATTGCTGGTATAATCGTATTTCTTATTGGACATTGGTATCTAGCAAAAAGTTATGGGAAAAACGAATGTAAAAATAAACCAGCAAGTACTAGTGTAAATTATGGAGGAGGAATAACAGGAATAGTATTAGGTATTATTCTTATGGTAACAGGATTAGTTTTAAACTTTTCAAAAGGTTCTATATCTAATGTATCTAATGTATCTAACGTATCTAACGTAACTGACGTAACTGTGTCTCCACCTAGTTATGAAGAAATTTCGTAATTATCCATAATATTCGCATTCACAAGCAGAACTATCTACACTAGTAGATTTCCAATTTCCTGTCCACTTTGGTTGAACATCTGGCAAAAATTTATTACAGATTGATGGACAAGAACCTTTTGCTTCGTTTTGATTCCAAATAAAACAAGATTTATCATTTAATTGAGATCCAACGGGACAACCTACATATTCTTTTTTAAATTTTCCTTTAAATGCGCATTCGCAAGACACGTCTGAATTTTCTAATCTGGTCCATTCTCCTGTAAATTCAGGATTCCGATCTGCAAATTTTAGTTTACATTGTTTTTCACATTTTGAACGTACATCCACATGATTCCAAGCTTTACAATCTTTACACATAACAAAATTTTTTACATCTTTTATGTTTTCAAGATTTTCACGTTTTGATAATAAAAACATAAAGACGAATACAACAATCAAGAATAACAACGTATTATCCATTATATATATTAATATAATATAAAAAAAATGTACATATTTTTTTATATTTATTACAAGGTCGTTAAGTAAAAAAGCGACATGTTACTTGCAGTCGTCACAAAACCACGCTTCTAAATTATCTCCGCATCCACACGCTTCTCCATTGCATCTTTCATCAAGTTCTTCTTCTGTCAAGTCATTTGAACATAATTGCATATATACTCCACATACTTCGCATTCGCCACAAATAACAACTCCTGAATCTCCATTAATACAACAGCGATGTTGGCAATTATTGCAACTTCCACCCATTTTTGACACTTGATGAAGTTTCAAATAAAATTCAATTTCTCCATTTGAAATTGTGACATAGTTAATTAAGTGATGATCTACAACAATCCAAATTTTTATTAAAACATTTAAGATTTGTAACTTTAGGATAATCCACGTTTTTATATGTAGCTATAGTCCATGGTGGTGGAAAATGTGTGGATTCCGATAAATAAAAATAAGGGTTTGGTGTTTCGCATAAATTACTGGATATACCCACGCAATCATATGATTTACTCGAATCTATTTTTGATTTTTCTCTTTTATATAATCCTTTCGTTTTATCAGAGTCTTGTTTTTCAAATACTTCAGCAAGTATGCGTTTTTGTATTGATTGATTAACTTTATCATCACAAGAACCTCGAAAAGTTCCAGTCTTGGGTATATACTCTTTAAATTTATCATTAATATTGCCAAGGAATTGTAAATATTTTTGTTTGTTAGGATCAAGACCTGATACAACTAATTTTGAGACTATTTCATCATTTAATGTTTTTTTACCGGTGTATTTTAAATCGTATCCATCGTCATTGTAATCTAATGTAAATTTTGGATCGTTTGTATTTACAAACTTTTCAACAGTTAATTTAATGGGTTGAGCGAATAAAAATAAGTATAAAAGGATTATTACCAATAATACGTACATAACTTATATTAACATTATAAAAAAATAATTTGAGTAGTATATTAAATGTATTTTTTTTCATTTGTTATATTATAAATGAAATTATTCAAAAGTCCAGAAAAAAAGTTTGCAGAAGGTAAATTTAAACGCTCATCTAGACCTAAAATCCCATCTCCGGAAAACAAAGATTTTAATAAATTAGCAAAAACAAAACCTGACAAGCATTCAAGGTGTACTTATATAGACCCAAGCACTGAAAAACGATGCGCCCTTAAATTAGGTTTGTATCCTCAATATTGTGAACTTCATACTATGCTTATCGAAAATCTATATATTTCAAAATCTAATATTAAAGCCGCCGGTAATGGATTATATGTTGGACCATATGGATTTAAAACTGGTGATGTTATCGGTGTATACAGTCATCCATGGAATAAGGTAAGTTTAGGTAAATTAGAAAAAAGGTGCAAAGATGACCATTGTTGGAGTTATATTTTTTGCGATGAAGGAGAAGGTAGTAAAACAAAATGTTGGGATGGTTTAGATATTAGAAGTACTATTATTAGAAATATTAATGATGCTCATAATTCTAAATTTCGAAACAATGCTTATTTTGATGTAAAAAAGGGAAAGGTTTATGCAATTGCATCACGAACAATCAAACCTCATCACGAAATTTTCATTGATTATGGAGAAAGTTATTGGTAATATTTTTACTTGTAGAGGTAAAATTACGTTTTTAATTTCTAAATATTAGTTATTAATGCAATCTGATTATAAAAAAATTAAGGATGATTATGATAATCTTCAAATAGAATACTCCACAATAAAATTAGATAGAGAAGAATTAAAAAAGAAATATGACGCGTTGGTTTCAGAGCACGCAACTTTAAAAACTGATTACAGTGAAAATGTGATTATAGAAAGTATGAATGATATGAAAAATAAATACGAAAGACTTTTACAGACATCTGTACCTAATCATAAATATACTTTATTATATGAAAAATATATTAAAATGGTTAAATATATTACATCATGTTCTGTTTTATTAGATCATACGTATAAACTTGTTCGTCAAGCTGAAAGATATTTTTATACAAATGATACAAAACAAAGTATTAATAAGATTGAATCGGAAATAAATATTACAAGAGATCTTTTAGAAGATTGTCTTGATTCTATTAAAATCTAAAACAGACGATAAAAATGTATAAAATTGAAAAAAATATACTATGATTATTAATAAAGATGTTTTGTTTAAAAGTAATTATTGCTTATCCTGATTATAAATATCCATATGCTGAAGTTATTGTAGAACATTTTGAATCAAATGAGAAAGCTGAGATTCGTTTAAATGAAATAAAGTTAAAATACAATAACGATTTTGGAATAGAAAATATGAATTTATTTGAGATGTCAGAAGAAGACTTATCTCGTTATATTTATGAAGATTCTTATATGGACCAGATACCATTTGATTTTGAAATTTTCGAGGTAAAGATTTAAATATAAAATGAAAATGAAAATATAAAATGAATCTAAAAAATGAATTTATTTTATATTTTACAAGTCATCATATAATACTATAAATGATTATTGGTATAGCTGGTAAAATGGGATGTGGTAAGGACTACATTTGCAACAATGCAATTATTCCTTTATTAAAAAATAACAGAAAAAACTTTTTACAAGTTTCATTTGCTGATCAAATCAAAGTAAATGTTATGACAAAACAAAATATAAAATTTGAAGATGTATACGTATCAAAAACAAATCAGACAAGGCGTTTATTACAAATGGAGGGAACTGAAAATGGTAGAAACGTACTTGGAAAAGATATTTGGATAAAATATTTTGATAATTGGATTTCCGTGTACAAATCTAGAGGAGTAGATATATTTATCTGTACAGATGTTAGATTTAGAAACGAATTAGATTATATAAAGAGTTTTGGTGGAATAGTTATAAAAATAGATGCACCAACAAGAAACCTAAATCGTTTAACCCAAGAATCGAATGGAAATGAAACTACTTTACAATCATTAAGATCACATCCATCAGAATGTGATTTAGATGATATTCCAAATGATTATTATGACCTTGTTATAAAAAATGACCCTGATAATAATATTACAACATACGAAGAATCGATAAGTAAATTATTGCATTCTATTGCATTGTAACTTTATTCTATTTAAAATTTAAATACATTATATTTTAATAAGTAATTTATGAAAATTTACCAAGGCTATTTTGAATATTTTTTTGGTACAGGGAGTGGTTACGGAACAGTTAAGTCTAAATATGGAAATGTGTTTAGTACTCAAGATTTATGATTAGAAAATTTGCAAGATTTAATAAAGTCATACGAAGTTAAGGATTGGTTTATTATAGAATATGATTTGGATAGTTTTTCAGAACCAAAAATCATATATGAATAAATTTTAATTGTAAAAATAAATTTTAGTTGCTTCTTCTTACTTCAACTTTATGATTCCACTCATCATTCATATTCCTTTTGATGTAAGAATGTTACAACTATATTAGTTTGATATTATGACGCTTAAAAAATTGAAATATAAACTCATCAAAAAATTAATAAATGTTGATTAATGAATTAACTAAAATTAAAAAAGTTTTGCTAAACAGGTATCCTGAAACTAATGGGGATATAGACCATATTTTTGACAATGGTGACACACTTTTAATGAAAGCGTTAAAATCTAAAAATAAAATTTTAATTTATAATATATTAAAATATCAGGCTGCAAGAAATCATAATGTTTCTAATAAAAACGGCTACACAGCACTTATATATGCATCTAAGTTTGGATTTTTTGACATAGTAAAATTACTTGTAGAAAAATATAATGTAGATATTTTCAAGCTTACAAAAGAATGTAAAAAAGCTTCTGATATATGTGATTGTCAAGAAATTATTGATTATCTTCAAAAAACAGAAAAAATACAGTATAGTAAAGCAGATATTGAATATAAAAATCAAAAATGTAGAGAACTAGAATTGCCTGACGATTCCGACTAAACTTAGTAAAAATAAATTTTAGTTGTAAAGTAATGTTTCTATAAATTTATCTAAACATCTTTTTAATTCGTTTAAAGTTATTGGTTTTGGTATGTAATCATCAAAACCCATATTTAGATAACGTTCCTTGTCTTCTCTTAGACAATAAGCTGTTACTGCTACCATATGTGGTCTAGTAGAATGAGATATTGAGTAATGTTTATTTAATTCTTGCAATACTACTTCTCCATTCATTATAGGCATTCGAATGTCTAGTAAAATTATATCAAAGGGGTTATTTAATGCTACATCTAAACATTGTTTACCATTATCAACAACTTGAACATTATCATACCCTAATTTATTTAAAAAACTTATTACTACTTTTTGGTTTATATACACATCTTCTGCTAATAAGATTCTGACATTTGATTTTATATCGCATAAATTATTTTGATCAATGTAGTTATCTAAACTAGGAAGTTGGGTATTTGTTTTTTGAATTTGATTATTAGTTGATTTTTCTTGATGAACTCTACCTTGTAATAGGTCAATACATATTTTTTTAAGTTTTGATTCTTTAATAGGTTTAATAATATGTGTTTTAAAGTATTTGGATTTAGATACCAATTTATCACCTAAGCTACTCAGAGCTACTAATGGAAAATCTGAATTTTCAAATTCTTTTTGTTCGCGTAATTTGCTTGCAAAATGGTGACCATCCATTTTTGGCATACAAATATCTATAAGACCAATATCAAATTTTGTTAATTTTGTAAAATGAAGGGCTTCCTCACCATTGCTAAAAACGTGTGGTTTCATACCCCATTTTGTAATCATTCCAGTTAAACCGATTCTATTATGTAGATTGTCATCTACTATAAGAACATTTGCATTTTGTAAAACTACATCTGATGTTTCGTTTGGTAGTTGTTGTTTTTCAATAGATTCTAATGTTGGTAAAACAAATGAAAATCTGGAACCTTTGTGAATCTCACTCCAATCTAACCATATAAACCCACCCATTAATTCTATTAATTCTTTACTTATGGCTAATCCTAATCCAGTACCTTGGTAAACTTTTGAGGTAATTTGGTTATCTACCTGACTAAATGATTTGAAAAGTTTTACTTTATCCTTTTGGTTTATACCACAACCAGTATCTGTAATATCAAATCGGAGATATAATTTATTAACACATACATTATCACACCCTATAGAATTTTCAAATACGTTTTTTTCACACAAAATACCTTCAGAATATGTTTGTTTTAATAATTCATATTCGTCATGTTTTACTTGTTCGATATTTATTAATATATTTCCCCGGTCTGTAAATTTTATAGAATTACTTAGCAAATTTAATAATATTTGCTTAATTCTATTTTGATCACCGTATATTTGTTCAGGAATGCTTGAATTTATATTATAGGTATATTCTAATGACTTTTCGTATATTTTTGATAAAATAATATCATTTGTCGTTTCTATACATTCACGAAGATTCATTGGTTTTATATCAAGGGTAATTTTACCAACTTCTAATTTTGAATAGTCTAAAATATCATTTATAATAGTCATTAAATTATATGAACATTCTTTAACCATTGAAATATAATCTTGTTGATCATTTGTTAATTTAGTATCTTCTAATAAAGTAAGCATACCTATAATTCCATTTAATGGAGTTCGTATTTCATGTGACATGTTTGCTAGAAAAATAGACTTGTGATTATAAGCTTGTTCAGCTCTAATCGTTTCATTTCTTAGTCTTATTTCTAACAATTTATTCTCGTTTATATCTTGTAAAGTATACATGAAAGAATATGTATTGTCTTCATCAGAGTAAACAACAGTTCTTTTATTTGTCATCCATCTATATTCATTTAACTGTTTATTAAAAATCCTTATAGTTGTATTACGTTCTTTAAAATCTGTCATAAAATCTATACAAGTTTGCATTTCTATTTCGCAATCTTCTTTATGAATTGATTGTATATATATAGAATTTACATCATCTAATGATGTTAATATATCTATACCAAACAAATTAACTATAAATCTATTTGCATAAATACAACGACGTTTATCATTGAATCTTATAATTCCAACTGGTAAATTATCTAAAAGCAATGTTATGTCTTTATCAATTCTATTTAGAAAATTCATTTTAAACGCACTTGTTAAAATACTTATATATTGCATAGAAATAAAAAATTCTAAAAGGGTAGTTTTACGGTTTATTTTTATCCACTAAAACGTGTTTTTTGTATAATTCAACATTTGGATAACTTAATCCTTTAATGTATTTTTATAAAATTATTATGTATTTTTATAAAATTATTATATTAGGCAATAGTATAAAATGTCAACATTTGAATTCAATCACGAACTAGTTTTTGGCCCTATATTTGATTCGTCTGTAATCACTAATTCTGAAATAGAAGATAAAGATTCAACATTTATTGATGTTGTGCAAGCAGAATTCGACAAAATTAATAATATATTATCTTTATATTCTGGTGTAACTGTCATGTCTAGTTTTGTAGAACACAACTCAAGGCGTTATAAAGTTACAGTAAGGAAATAATTAAGATAACCCGTTAACATAATATTTAACAGTAGAATTATTAAACAAACTATAAGTAACTAATAACGTTACTAAAACATCTGATGTATAATGTTCTTTAGTACTAATCACAAGTAAACTATAACTCGTAATTAATACACTAGCTAAATACCCCCTATCTACTAAAATACCAAATTGATTCGTCCATAATATTATAGTCATAAATATTATAACATTAGCGTTTAATATAAAATACCTCCTGTCATTACTATCACGTATTTGTGTTAAAACTGATAAAAAATATCTAATCAAGATTAAAAGGATTATGTATTTTATAAAAATTATAAAATCTTCTATTGATATAGTCGTATAAAACCAATACAACGCTACAATTAACACGATTTCTTTTATGAATGGTTTAGAAGAAGTATCAAAAATTTCTTGTAGATAATCTTTGTAAACGAATTGATTAGATTCTAACATATTTACAATACCCCAATAATTTTTTCTTTTTATTATTATATAATGTACTTATTTATAATTGCAAAACTATTTTTAGCCCTAGCTGCCCTAAGTTATTCATTGACACATTTACTTAAAGTTGACCCAATCTCGTATATTACAGCAAATCAAAACATTATATTCGTCTTGAATATTTTGGTCATTTACAGTGTATCCCTTCACATATTTAGTAGAGATTATTACCTACCATTTTTAGGTCCAACTGTTATTCCTATCAAAGAAAGAGAAACAGTTGGAAAACTGATTGATGTAAAATTACAAGGATTAAAACCAAATACAAAAGTCTTATATTGGGCTTCAAATGAATCAGATAAAACATTCGATAACCCCCTAGAAGCCTACAAAGGTTATGGAAATAGTGGGATTGTAAACACTGATAATAATGGAGAAGTTACTCTTAAAGTTAACTGTCCATCTGATTATTATGTATCTAAATTTGGAATGAATAAAAAATTATCAAGACATATTCATTATAGAGTTGAATCACAATCATCTGGATTATTTTCCAGTGTTAAAACAAAATATATCAATTGTTAAAATAATATGTATATTGGTTATATATTATTTATATTGGTTATATATTATACTATAATAAAATTACTTTCCAATTCTTTAAAATGGAAAGCTAGTAGAATCACCACCAGATTGCGTATCGCTATAAGATTCTGTATACGATCCTGTGTATGAACCACCAGATTGACTTCCAGTATCAGAAGGAGCACTTGATGAAGCTGATGATCTACTTAGTCGACGTTTCATATCCTCTTCGTATTTCTGAGATTTCATTTGACTAGTTGCTTCCTTTGCCTTTTCTGAATAATATCTTTCAATTGCCTTACGATCTTTGTAATCATCAACCTTACCCTTGATAACAGATCCCATTGATGATAATCCACTGCTCAATTTAGCTCCAAGTGATGACAAACCAGCACTCAATTTTTGTCCAGCAACTTTAGCTCCAGCACTAAGAGCTGCAGCGGCCTTTCCAGCTGTTTCAGCTGCTCCACGTAAAAGCTGTTTCATTTTTTCTTTTGCAACTTCCATACCAGCTTGAGCCTTTGCAATAGCTTCACGAATTTTTCTTTTTCTTTCTTCACTGTTTTCAGCTGATAACTGAGCATTTAAATCGGCAAGTTCTTTCTTTCTAGTTGCAACTTCTTGTTCAAGAGCTTCACTAGCTCCACCATACATGTTCAATAAAACACCCATACCACGCATACGATAATGAGAGGTTACTCTGGTTTTTCTAACACTACGTTTTAATGAACTACGTTTTGGTGAACTACGTTTTAATGAACTACGTTTTGGCGAACTACGTTTAGCAGAGTGACGTTTAGCAGAGTGACGTTTAGCAGAGTGACGTTTAGCAGAGTGACGTTTACGAGAATGATACTTTTTAGCAGAATGTCTCATTGTTTTATTATAGTATAATAAAATATTTTTTTTTTTTGTTTTTTATCTTATTATTTAACGTTTAAACCCTTTAATCTTAAATCATCAAAATATTTTATTCGTGCATCTTGATCACCGTCAAATGCATAATCTGGTGTTATTAATTGTGGATATTTTGATTTATCATTTTGATCATCGCAACAAAATCCTAATGTACCATCTCCATACATTATACTAGTATCTTTATTACAATTATAACACAGAGGAGCTAATTTAGGATCAAGGGAATAATTTCTATGTCCAATAATTTGCATATTTTTTGGCAATTTACATTTATCTCCTACTAAATTTCCAAATGAATTTGGATAATTTTCGTTAGCCGAATAATACGGACATTCATAAGAAGTTTCCGGAGGATAATCCCATATACCACCAGAATCTATACATTCTTGTTTTGTATTTGCTGTAAGATTTGTTGTATTATAACAAAATCCAGCAAGAGATTTTTCTCGTTCACGTCGTTCACGTTCTTTTAATTCCAATTCAAAATTTTGTCTCATTTCGTCTGTTATAACCATTGATTTACCACTTGTTAAATAAGGATCCATCAAATGTAATGTATTTGTTATCATATAATAATTATAATAATCTTCTTTACCAATTTTGTTATCCACACCCTTTACTACTAATGTAACAGTTGATTCTTCCAAAGATATAGTTCGAATTGACAAATTTGAAAGAAATGCTTGTTGAAAATTATCATTTATATCTGTTATATAATCTCCCATATCTGTTATAAAGTTTGATAAATTATTTAATACAGCATAAAATCTTATTTTTCTAGTCCATTTTAATTTTTCATTGTTTACATCTACTGTAAATACTAGATGACGATTATTAGATTTATCATCATACCAATAAATGTTGTACATATCTTTCACAACTGATAATTTAGAACCACGGTAATCCTTTGATTTTGAAAAAATATCATTTAATACAACAATTACTAAACTATTAACAAGCTTTTGCCATGGAAATTTAATGTAACCTGGTAATTTATGATATATGTTACGATAATCAGGAAATGCTTCTGTATTTGCTTGCTCAAACATGTCATTTAATTCTTTTACCTCTTTTTGATATAAAGTATCTTGATCATTTGTCACATAAGTATTATTGTAAAATGATACTTTAAATCCCTCCCTATAAAATAAAGTGTTTGTAAAAAACAAGATTATAAGAATAATTATAATAATAGTATTCAATTGCATTATAATTACTAAATAAAAAAAGAATGGTGTATTTAAATATGTATCCTTGATTATTTACGCTGGATAACCTGACCAAAATTTTCACGTTCTGCAATCATCCTTTTTAATTTATCATCCATATCTCTTTGTTTATCACTACCACCACCCATATTACCACCACCCATATTACCACCACCCATATTACCACCACCCATATTACCACCACCCATATTACCACCACCCATATTACCACCACTTTTATTACCAGGTTTAGAATAATTTACATTATCAAATGTTTCTCTTTCTTGTTGTTTTCTAGAATAATCATCTTTTGAAACACCAGATGAAGTTTCTGGAGGTGTTTCTATTTTATCATCATTCTTACCAATAAATTTAAATGTTTGTTCTTTAGCATCATATAAATCAGATGAACCATAAGTAGAATAAGAGTCAGAAAATGACCCCATTTCCATACTATTGAAACCTTCTATATCTTTAGATGTTTCCTTTAGTTTATTCATTTGAAATTCCAACCAATCAAATGCATCAGCTCCAGCTAAAATATATTCTGGTCCAGGTGTTATTACAGTTGGAACTTCTGTAATTTTAATATTTAATTCATTTTGAATATCGTAAAAAACTTTGGGTCTTTGTCGTGTATTAGTATCAACATCTATACTAATTCTAATAAAACTTTCGTATAATTCTTGATGTTTCATTAGTGTATTAATAAAATTAGTAGAGTGTATACAGTATTCACTGTAGAATAAGATCGGTCTATCAAACATATTTAATATCTATTATTATTTTTTTTTCACTCGTTTTACGAAATATATTGTTAGTGTAAAATTCTTTGTTTGTTTATGAAATAAAATATCTTGTCAATAGATAAGAATGTCAGATATACGTTTAAAAAAGATAACAGTTGAACCTTTACAATCTCCACTGGTTATACAACGAGGAGATGTTAATATTACTAGTACTACTGCAAGTACAAGTGTTTTAGACGGTGCCTTAGTTGTAAATGGTGGTACTAGTATAAATACAACATATAATTCAACTAGTTCTACATCAGGTGGTGCTTTAACTGTTGCTGGCGGTATAGGTGTTATGAAAGATGTTTTTGTTGGTAAAGATTTGACACTTGATAGTTCAAATGGACACCTTTCAATTCGTGGATTAACAAATGATAGACTATTTGTTGATACAATTTCTAATAAAAGTATGTTTATAGCGCCAGATGGAGTAAATAAACGATTTGAATTATCAGATACAGGAATAAATTTAAATATGACTGCTAATAGTACAAACTCTAGTTCTGGTGCATTTCACATTAATGGTGGGGTTAGTATTTCTTGTACAACAGATTCTGAAACAGGTTCAAAAGGAGGTGCTTTAACTGTAGCTGGTGGGTTAGCAGTAGGTAAAAATGTACAAATAGCAAAACAATTAACAGTTGGAGAATCAAACTCTAATACAAGTGCTTTAATTGTAAGATATACAGGTCAAGATCAGATTTTATTAGCAAATTCAGCAACAGGTGCAGCATCAATAAATGTTGAAAATACAGATTTAATTATAGATAATTCTGACGATATTGTTTTACAAACTGATACTGGTAACGTTGATATTATTAATACACAAACATCTTTAAAAATGTTATCTGTTCATTCTGACAATACAGAATTTTTACAATACATTCATATATCAAATACACGTCCTTCAACTGACACTTCAAATGGTAGCTTAAGAATTGACGGGGGTATGAGTATAAGAACAACATCAGATTCTTCTAGTCAAACGGCCGGTGGGTCATTTACTACATTAGGTGGGTTGGCTATTGCTAAGAAAACTTTTACAGGCGACTCGGTAGGTATAGATGTTGCAAATAATAAAAAGAACAAATTAGTTTTATGGTCACCAGATTACGATTTAAGCCAACCTCATCAATTTAGCGGTTTAGGATCAGTAAGTTCTGGGTCAATAGTATATCAAGTAAATACAACATCTGGAAATCACATTTTTTACGCTGGGCAATCTGGGTCTACTAGTGATGAAGTATTTCGTATTTGTGGTAATAGAAACATTGTTTTGGCAGGAGAAAATCAACGATATATTATTAAGGGTGGTGGTTTAACTAATAATTCATTAGCATTTCAATCAGGGACTGATTCCTCAAATATTAATTTTTTCACAGCAACTGGCCAATCATCTGAATCAAATGATATTTGTATTTTTTCTAGTGGAGTACACGGTGATGTTGTTGATAGTGAATATCTTAGATTAGGATGGAATACTACTGATTACATTATTTCTAGCAACAAGTCTGGGACAGGTGTACCCCATCATATTATTATATCATCTGGAATAACTGATCAAATAGTTGCAAGGACAGATGGAAATGTTGTATTATCATCAACAACACCTTCTGTTAACTCAAGTACAGGGACCTTAATTTTACAAAACGGTGGTTTAAGTATTAACACAACTCAAAATTCATCAAGCTTTACAGAAGGTGGAGCCTTAACTGTATCTGGTGGTGCTAGTGTAGAACAAGATGTTTATATAGGTCAAGATGTATTCTTAGGTAAAACAAGTGTGATAAAATTATCCTCAAATACAGTTGATAATACATATTCTAGTTTGGTATTAACTAGTTCCCAAGATCACTATCCTCATTTACAATTAACTGGTCATTCATCTGTAAATAGTTCAGAACATAATACAGAAATTCGTCTATATAGTTTGGGGGATAATACAATGGCGAACAATCAAAATTTAACAATTGGGACAAACGATGATGTTTCAAAATATACTATAAAATCAGTTGGAAATGGATCAGGTCAAACAAAACCAATTGATATGCATGTAGGAAACAGTATTTCCCAATTAGTTTTACAGACTTCTGGAAATGTCGGTATAAATAACTCGGATCCAGTTTATAAATTAGATATAAATGGGACACTTCATACAAATGATCGTGTTTTAATTACTAGTTCTGTAAACAGTGTTAATTCAACAACTGCAAGTCTTGTTGTAGACGGTGGTATTAGTATATCATGTACAAAACAAGCCGAATCATTAACAAGAGGAGGTGCTTTAACTGTAGCAGGTGGAGTTGCAATTGATAAGAATATGATAGTTGGAGGTATTACAGAATTTTTAGATGAAACACCATCAACTTCTTCATTGGAAGCATCAGTAGTAGTAAATGGTGGATTATCTATAAAAAGTGGTCAAAATGCTGTAGGTGTTTTAAATGGAGGTGGATTAACAGTTGCTGGAGGAGGTGCTTTTTCAGGTGATTTATATATAGGTGGATCAATTAATGGTAGTGGAAGTAGTTCAAGTACGTATGCATATTTGACTTTAACTGCAACTGATGATGCAGTAAACTTGTCTACTGGTACATTAGTTAGTTTGGGTGGTTTAACATTACAATCCGATACAAACTCTATTAATATTTCTAATGGAGGAAGTATTTTAACACCTGGTGGTGCTAGTATAGGTAAAGATGTATATATAGGAGGGGTTGTTACATTAACTAGAGGAGTTACTAATTATTATACAGAAGATGATAATATCTTGAATTTTTACGATTCATTTAATATCAAACGTTTTTCAATTGATAGATGGAGTGCTACACAGAACTTTTCTGTTACACGTTACGATTCATTAGGAAATTCTATTGAAAAATCATTTGAAATAACAAATACAAGCGGTGATACAGTGTTTAATAATACAATATCAAGTTCAGATAGGAATACTGCATCTGTTGTTTTTAAAGGTGGGGTTTCTATTTCAAAAACCTCAAATTCAACTTCATTACAAAATGGTGGCAGTTTAACTATAGCAGGAGGGGCTAGTATAGGTAAGGGTGTATATATTGGAGGTGATGTAAAATTATTATCTACTACAGAAAGTGAAAATGTGAGTACTGGGGCATTAATTGTATCTGGTGGCATGGGTATGTCTGGTAATTTGAATGTCTTAGGAAATACAGTAATAGTAGGAAATTTGACGGTAAATGGTCAAACAACAACGGTAGATACAACGAATACATCATTAAAGGATAATGTGTTTTTATTAAACTCTGGGCCTACTGGTTCTAGTGATTCTGGGTTTATTATCAATAGGTATCAAGAGGATAATAATATAGGTTCAGGAGATGTTGTTGCAGATGTTTATCCACCCCAAACATATACATTACCTGATCAATCTGGTATGACAGCAACGCAATTAAAATTAACAACAGGTGCTAATGCTATAAATGATTATTATATTGGATGGTGGATAAAAGTCTCATCAGGATTTAGTAATAATCAAGTTAGAAAAATAACGGCATACGATGGAACAACAAAAATTGCTACATTGTCATCAGAATGGTTTAATCAAAATCCATCAGTTGGAGATATTATACACGTATACAATAAACCATATGTAGGAATTGTTTACAACGAGACAAATGATCGATTTGAATTTGGTAGTACTGTACAAAGTCCTAATCAATCAAGTGTTATTTTTACAGACCGTATTCCTATATGTTATTCTTCAGCAACAAGCGTGTCAACAAGTGTTTCTACAAGTGTGTCATCTGGTGCATTGTTAATGTCTGGTGGTATTAGTATTTGTAATACACACGATGCAGAATCGATTACATCAGGAGGAACTATTACTACATTAGGTGGTGCAAGTATTGGTAAAACTCTATATGTTGGTAGTAATTTTTATGTAAATGGAAGTGATATGACACCAAGTCCTTACGATATGTTTTCAATAAGAACATTTACAGCTGCAAACAATCAAGATACACTTGCAAATATTACAGGACTTGTATTTGATAATAATGTTTTAGGGTTTGATTGTTACTTAACAGCCAAGGTAATAGCAACAACAGATTTATATGTTAATTTTCATATTAGAGGCATTAATAAACAAACTTCGTGGGAAATTATAAAAACATACGTAGGTGATGATACCGGTATAGAATTTAATATAACTGATTATGGACAAATACAATACACTACACCAAATTATTCTGGATTTGTATCTTTAATATTCAAATGGAGAGCACTAGTTACATAATACAAAAAAAAATTATTCTACAAAAAAATTTAATAATATTTATAAATTTATTAAATTATAAAGAACCACACGTATGACATTTAAATGGTATAAAATAAATAAGCAAAAAGAAGACGAACACGAAGATGATAATATTTTTCGCTCAAAATCTAAAAGAGATAGCGAGTGTAAATTTTTGACACAATTAAATTTTCAAAATTGTTATTACGAAAAATGTGATAACAAAAATATTATAAAAAGATGTAGTAACTTTGCTGTTTTAGAATGGGAATCATTTGTATACTTGTATTTAGTTGACAAAAGAATTGCTCCATTAATGAATTTCAAAGCAAATAATTTATACTATGAAACAAGGGATAAAATTTCATTATACGAGTATATTCAAGGTAACAATCCGCATATTAAATTTTTATTGAATGAGTTATTTGGATTTGTTAGTAAATTTAGAAATTACAATTTTTTACACGGAAATCTTCATGTACATAACGTTTTTATAAATCCTGATTTGTTTATACGTAAGGGGAATTTTTATGTAATTGATTACAGTAATTCTTTTTTGTTAGACAAATCAAGTAAATTACCAAAATATCAAAGATCTTCTTTTATTGGAGAAATGGATAAAAAAATAACAAGTATTTTTTTTGAATATTGGGACTTTTTTACACTGTATACTTCCCTAAAATTATTATTAAAAAGTAATCTGACTAATATAGCTTATTTAGACAGTCTTATAGAAAATTATGTAAACAAAGATGTCTTAACTCGTTTTATAGAAGAATACAATTCATATAACAATTCAAACATTGTATTATATCATTTAAATAACAATCCTAGTTTTGTTGACACGTAAAGCATATATAAATTATCAGAAAATGCGATTATATTTATTTGTTTTATATATAAAATGGAATATTACGTAGATTTGTTTTACCTGGTATAACTTGGTGATTTTTTTCTGGGTCAAATGATTTTGTAGTATTGTACGATACGAATTTGGTAGTAGTATTTATACCCCTTTGATCAATGTTATTTTGGTAACTTTGATATATAGTATCTGTTATACGCGATATTAATGTAGCGTAACGTTCAGTTGAATCTCCTATATAAGAGTACATTTGTGAAGTCTTTGGTACTGTATAAATAAAATCATGAAGATTGTTTACAGTATTTGATCGTAAATCTAATGCAACTTGTAATAATTCAGTTGTGTTTTCTGGATATTGCTGATTTGCTTCATAAAATGTATCTATTTCTTTTTGAATACGTAAAATATTATTAGTACCTTTTAATAATGAAAAATACAAATCAGGATTATACTCGTATAATTTTATGATAGAAAATAAGAAATGTATTAAATTTGCATCTATATACATTGAATCTAATTCGTTTCGTTTATATAATTCATCTAAATCTGATTTTGACATTGTTTGACCAGAAGTTTTAGAAAGACGAACTTTATAATTAATGTGATCATACATTTTACTTTGCAGGGTTTGTAATTTAACCATTGTTATACTATTAAAATCATTAATTTTATCATTTTTTATAGATACGTACGTATTAGCTACATAAAACGCAAATACTAGTAGTATTACTACAAACCCATAATTACGTTCAAAAGCTTGTGTTAATACTACGATAACTATTGCAAAAACAACAATTGTTTCAAATTGCAACCATCTTGCAAATGATCCATGTTGTTTTAAAAACAGATTTTTGATATCAGTAAACATTCTTATTATTGGTGGGTAAAAAAGTTTTAATAAAAAAATGATTTTAAATGCTTATATAATATTGTAAATGCATTATATGAGTAGCATACTAGAAGATGACTCTCCTAACATTAGTTTGAAATTAACATTTGACAAAATAAATCCCGAATTATATACATTAATGGTTTTACTTTCATTACTTATGGTAACAACAATTATTTTTTTGATTCTGCATATTTTAAATTTTATAGTTGTTAAATCATTGTGGTTATATAATTACTTTAATACAAATTGTGAACAAGAACTAGACAATTATGACCCCTTATTTAATTAAAATTGAATTTAAACATAAAAGTATCGATTATATATACTTTTATCTAATGACTACATTAAGTCCTATATTAACCCCTGCAGTTGTTTGTAAAAATTTCATGTACAATAATTGTCAAAGAACAAATTGTAAATTTATTCACGATAATAATATTTGTTTTTACTTTTGGAAATTTGGCTCTTGCAAACGAGAATCAGAATGTAATAAATCACACACCTTTATAAAAGACCAAGACCAAATCAAAAACAAAGACCAAATCAAAAACCAAGACCAAGGTAAAAAAAATAATAAAAATGAATTTGTTGAAAATGGACAAATTAAACAAGATAGTGGCATTGATAAAAAAGTTGAAAACAAAAAAAACAAAGACAAATACAATAAAGAATTGCGAAAAAATCTTAAAAACAATAAAAACAAGCACATAAAAAATACAGAATGTTTTGATCCAATGACAAAGCCGGTAGACATGCGTTTTGTTTTAGATGTACGTTCTTTTAAACATAATAACAATAGTGATATTCCTGAATTAACTAGTAGGGATGTATTACTTTCTCCTAAACTGTTTGACGACTTTGACAAATATGAAATTTATAATAAATTAGTCTCCGAAATTCAAAATTGCGGAATTCCAGAAGAACAGTTATTAAAAATGTGGCATGGTAATGATAAAATTGAAGGAACTCATTTAATAGCTAATGATAGAGCAAATTGGAAAGAAAAATGCCAAACATTTAATATGGTAATTTCAAGATTAAAAGACGTATTTAAAATGGATATTAAAGCAACAAGGCTTAATTGGTATCGTGACCCAGATCATTTCAAACCATTTCATCATGACAGTTCATTTATTAATCCAGAGAGAGCATTAACACAAAATTTTACAGTAGCTGTATCCTTTGGTGTTACTAAAGATGCTGCTTTTGAACACTCACAAACTAAAACTGTTATTAGTATACCACAACCAGATGGAACTGCGTATTCATTTACCAATGATACCAATGGTATTTGGCGACATGGAATTTTACAAGATAAAACTCAACAAGATTTAGGTAGAATATCAATTATTGCATGGGGATGGATAGATGATGTAAAGACTTTAAAATAATTACTTTTAATTACTTTTTTTTTCATTATATATTATATAACATAATGAACGTCCATCAAAAAGACGTTCTGTTAAAAGACGATCAAAAAGACGTTCATTTAAAAAACATTAAAAAACTATTAAAAGCTATTTAAAAACAAATGTATATAACGTTTATCACATGTTATATACGTCATTTTTCTCATTTTTTATTTTAGGTTTTGTTTCTGCAACAAATTATATTTTAACACCAAAGGAAGCATATATTGGTAATTTTGAAGTTCATAAAATTTCAGGAGAACACAACTTAAAAATATTTGCTGAATTTGCTGAATCAGGATATTTACCATTTTACACAACATCACATGAAAATTTGATTAAATATGTATCTACATTATCACAATTTTTTGACATTGAAGAAGACCAAACATTTACGTTACCTAAGCCTATTGTTGGTGAGCAAAATATGTTTTATGTTCAAAAGCCAGGCGAACATGAATTTGAAATGAAATCAAGTATGCCATGGCATTTAGACCGTGTTGTTAAGCGTGATTTACCTCTTGACAATACTTTTGAGTACAATGAATCTGGAAGTTGTCATAAGAATAAAGATGTTGATATTCATACATATATTGTCGACACTGGTATTGATGTGAACCATCCAGAATTTGAGGGACGTGCAACTTGGTTGGCCAACTTTGCAGGAGACAATAAGAATACTGATTGTAATAGTCATGGTACTCATTGTGCTGGATTAGTTGGGAGCAAGAGTTATGGTGTTTGTAAAGATGCAAAGTTATTTGCAGTAAAGGTATTAAACTGCGAGGGGTCTGGTAGTTATTCTGGAATTCTGAGTGGTTTAGAATTTGTACATAAGCGTCATCAAGAACAGCTTAAAGGTAACCCTAACGTAAAGAGTGTTATAAGTATGTCACTCGGAGGTGGATTTTCTCGTGCAATTAATAAAGCAATTGAAGCTCTTGTAAAGAGTA